GTGGGGGCGTTGCAAGTCAATCCTGAGTTGCTGCACCGTTCGGCGAATGAGATGGATCAGCTGCTGGCAGCGCACCGCGCGGCCCACGCCAAGGCGCATGGTCAGATCGAGGCGGCGATGTCGGGGTGGGTTGGTGGTGCCGCCTCCGCGCTGAGTGGTGAATCGACCGAATGGCAAGGTCACTCCAAGCACGTCGAGAACGAAGCCACCCACTACCGCGATGCGTTCGATCGGATCGGCTACGCGTTCGCCGGGATGGAAGAGCAGACGGCGGTCAATATTCTGGTTAGCCGTCCGCAGGCTAAGGCGTAGTGGTTATGTCGTTGCCGCTGGCCGATATCAAGCGCGGCAAGGTCCAATCATTTCGCGATGTAGCCGACGCTCTCGACGGGATGGCGGGCGCGAATCGGGATATGAAGCGCGGTGTGGAGCGGCTGCCGATCATGGGCGATGGCTGGAAAGGCGTCTCTGGGGATGCCGCTCATCATGATCTGGATGCGCATGGCAAGTATCTCGATGGGCACGCCCAGGCTCAGCAGAGCGCTGCGGCCAAGATCCGGGCCGCTGCCGATGAGTTCGAGGGCGTGCAACAGCTACTTAAGAAGATCGAAAATGACGCCGCCCAAGGCAAATTCACGATCAACTATGACACCGGTGAAGTCACCCCGCCTAACGGCAAGTACGACAAAAACGAGCTGGACTATCTGACTAACACTCTGCGTCAGATCAGCGCTGCCGGGGGTGTCGCCAATGCTGATCTTGAGGCAGCGGTCAAAGCTGCCCAGACGCTCCCGGACCCGTCTGGTGCTGTGGCCCAGGGCCTTCCGGCGATGCCCGGCTCTGCTATCAAGCCCGGGGGTCTTGCCGCTGGCTTGGAGCACCTGGCCGCACCCGACCCGAACGCCGATCCTGGAGCGACCAAGGCCGCTGCTGCGGGCGCCGACACTCAGGCGAACTACAAGGAGTGGTACCCGAAGACACCTGGGTCGAGCGACAAGCTGACCATCGACCCCAGTAAGGCGGGCAGCTTCACGGGGACGGTCGGTGCGCTCGAGAAACTTCCCGGCGCCCCCAAGCCTGCGGACGGTTTCGGTTCTGGTGTGGCCAGGCAGTTCGGGCAGGGGGTTAACAGCCGCGTCGACGGGATAATTGATGAAGCCAAGAACCTGACCGGACAAGGCGGACCCGGCTCTCCGGGCGTGGCTGAGTCCTGGGCGAAGTTCGCACTAGGCACCGCCGATCAGATGGCCAACCCACTCGGGTCCCTGCCAGGCGAGGTCAAAGACGCAGTCAACGATCCCGCAGGATTCGCAGGCAAGAAACTGTTCGACGTGTCCTCGATCGCCGCCACCGGTCCACTCGGCGGCGAAGCCGCAGCCGGAGCACGCGGCCTGCTCGGCGACCTCACCGGCGCAGAAACACGAGCACTCACCCACGGCATCGACGACGCAGCGCCAGGGCATCACCCTGCACCGAGCGGTGACCATCCAGCACCACCAGGGGCCGATCACACACCAATCAGCGGAGATCATTCTGCAGGGCCGGGACAAAATAGCGGAATACACACCGGCGCAGGAAGTTCCACACCGGTGCCAGGTTGGGACTATGGTCTTGCGCCCAACGACGCGTTTAAGCATCTCGCCACCCCGGCCGACGATATTGCCCGCTTGACGAATGGCGGCGTTCCCTCACACATTACCGAGGGCTACGACCAGCTTGCCGGACGCTCCATCAGCCAATTCGAGCATGAATTCACCGTCCCTGGCCGCGATGGCAGCCCGAGATGGGACTGGGCGAAACAAGCACCCAATGACGGATTCGCGGGGATCCCAAGCGTCAGCGACCACTTCCCAAAGGGATACCAGCTTGATCGTCTCGGGTCAGAGCAAGGCGCCTTCATGGCCGACGACGGCGCTCCCCTGAGCACTCGAAGCATGCCGCCCGGTGTGGCGAGCCAGTATCATCAATATGCCGGGACAGGCCAACCGATACCCCCCGGTGTTCCCTGGGAAGTCCGCCACGGCCCTGCCGGGCCGGCATTCGGCCAACCCGGTGGAGCCAACCAGTGGGTCGTCATCGACAAGAGCACCGGCGAGCAAGTATCTGTAGAAGAGCTGATAGACGCGGGACTAATTCGTTAAGGGAGAGCAATGACTTCACAGCGCGACCCCGGTTTCGCGGAGTTGATTAGGCGATATGCAGAGTGGCGTCAGATTTACACGCGCGTCGGCAGGCCGGTCGGCGACGAACCAGTGTGGGAAAACAACCGATTGAACTTGCGCTATGGGTATCCGTATCCAGACTGGACCGGACACATCATCGAGCCAACCCCATCCGGTGGTTATCAGATCCTGAGGGTTACAACTGAACGTCGCAACGAGCCTGCCGAATACCCAACAGCGTATTTCTCCCACCTTGACGATGCTGGAAAATACATCATCTGGAAAACGGCAGTCGGTGCGCGCCAGGCGCTTAATCTTCCGTCCTTAAGCCAAGAGTGGCGAGCTGCCGGTCTCGATCCTCGGGTGAGTCAGGTTTCACTGGACACCTACGTCTCCAAATTCGAGCTTAAGAGTGATCCCACCAGGTACTTCATTATGTACCGGGCCGGCGGCATCCAACCAGAGAACCGACTATTGCCCCTCACATACGATGAACTCGATTCGGTTCTCCAACAAGGCATGCCGCAGTCAGTTACGGTCGGATAGATCCTGAAAAAGGGTAAGCCCATTACCACTTCTGACCTGGGTGTGATTTTGTAATGTCCCTTGCATGGCACCCAAGGGGGGAGCCCGATGGAAATCGCTGTTGGCATTCCTGGGCGGATCCATCGGAGTTTTCTTGGGCGGCAACATCTTTCGGGGAAACCTAAAGGTCTGCAGCCAGGACACGACCGGCGGCACTCGATGCTTAGGGACGGTCGCAACATCGCGACCGACTGGTCCGATTTCAGTGCAGTGGTCGGCGAATGCGTCGGCCGACTTGAACGCGCAGCCAACCAAGGAAGTTAGCCCTAACGACGAATAACGCCCCTCACCGGGTCGGGGTGAGGGGCGTTATTTCGTTGGGCTGCAATTGGTATGGCCGTGCCCAGTATTGTGGGTCAGGTCGACCTAGGACCAGAGCTCGGGAATAGGTATCGGGCGATCACGTAGAGTATGCCGATGGTCTCTGCCACGACGGACGCGAAATAGGCGACGATGACGCTTGGTTGCAGATCTTCCCATTCCGACCAGATGTATAGCCCGAGTGCAAATGTGGACGCGAACAAGAGCCCTTTGACGGCGTTAATGGCTCCATTGATCATTGTTGCTCGGTAGCCGTGGGCCGCCTGGAGTTCCTTAAGATGTTCTTTGGCGTACTCCGCTGTCGGGGTCGCTGGTTTGAGTTGGTCAACCGAGGCGCTGTCGAACTCCTCTCCAGAAGCAGTGCCCAGATCGAAATCGGAATCTGCTGTCGTCACTGTTTGCGACGCGCCAGTCTGTTAAGGCGCGTGTTGAGCGCTGCCGGCGAGACACCAAAATGTGCTGCCATCTCCACCCGAGATTTCCCCCACCTTTCCAGACGCCCGATCTCATCCTCCGGCATTAGGAGGTTTCCAGCGAACTCGTCGGCATAAAACTCGTGCAAATCGTATTTGGTTCCGCGCTCGTCAACGAACGCAAAGTTGTTCTGGCCCTGATTCATTCGTTCAACGTAATGACCCAACTCGTGGGCGATGGTGAACCGTTGGCGAGCTGGGACTTCAGTAGCGTCAACGTAGACAACCGGGACGTCGGGAGGGTTTGAGCGGATCATCCCCGACACCCCGTCACGCAGATGCGTGTATTCAACCCGCACGCCCATTGCCCCGGCAATCTCGGCGACGTCGACGGGGAAGATGCCTGGAGGCGCGTAATCCCGCGCCGTTGCCGCAGCGTCTTGCTTTGCTTGATCAACCACCAATGCCATGCCCGTCACCTCCCGTCTACTTGCGATGATACTGCCTTGAGCAGGCATGACATCGTAACGTGAGGTGCCGACATGCCGCGCAGAAATGCCACTCGGGAGGCAAGTTAGGGGCTACACTTCGTCGACCAGCTCTGCTGGTAGTTCGGGAGTGGGGGTTTCGGGCCTGTGTTGTCGCGCCCAGCCCATCCATTCGCGGATGTGTCGGATAGCTGCGCGGAGTTTGTCACGATATTGGTCGCGCTGGCCTACGACGATGGCTAGTTGAGCTTCCAGGTCGCGGACTTTGCGCGAGGTGCGGGCTTGCCAGGCGCCCAGGACGGCGACGATGGCGCCGCCGACGGCTTGGATCTGATCGGGGCTCACCGGCCGCCGCCCGCCACCAGCTTGAACAGGCTGGACGGTACGACCGCCTTGGTGGCCGAGGCGGTACCGGATCGGCCCAGCTTGATCGATGCCGCAGAGAAGATGAGCGATACCGCCAGCGTCCCGGCGCCGACATTGAGACCGCTCTGCCAATCGATCTCGGTCAGGGCTGCGTTCACTGCGGCGTCGGCCAGGTTGGCGCCGACGATGAAGCCACCCGCGAACGTCTTGATAGCGCGCTCGGCAGCGTCAACGGCGGCGTCTTTGAGCCAGGGCGGGATGGTGATGTGCATGACGGTCCTCTCGGCGGTTGGGTTGTGGATAACTGCGTTTGGGCAGTTCAGGGGGAGTTTTTCGATGGCGCCATGGATAGGGAGCGCTACGGTGTGGGGAGTCCCTGCGCGCTCTCCTCGCGCGGGGGCGGACTGATCTACGCGGCTATGGCGGGGGTGCGGCTGGCCCAGTCGCGCACGTGCTGGATGGCGAGGCCGAGATAGGTTTGGCCGGGCCAGACCTCGCGGTACTCGTATTGAATATGCGTGGCGGTCGGTGGGCTGGTGGTGACGAAACGCAGCGCGATCAAGGCGGCCTGCGCCGCGGCCGCGGGCCCGGTGAGCTTGTTGATATCGCCCCAGCCGAGTAGTCCCTGTAGACCGCCGAGGACCATGGGTAGGCCGAGCGCGGCGATACCGTTGGGGCCACCAGTGAGCGCGCCGAATATGGCGGGCAGCTCGATACCCAAGGCCTTGGCGGCGATTTCGGGGATTCTGGGCAGGATGGCACCAGCGGCCCCGAGTGGGTCGGTGATCTGGAATGCGGTCACCATGTCGAAACAGTCGTCCATGATGTCCCCGACCACACCGAGCGGGATATTGCCGTACATGTCGGCGGGGTCGGTGAGCCAGCAGTGCCGGTAGTCACTTGTGTCGCCGTAGCGCCATGACGAGATGCCTTGCCCGGCAAGGATCGGACCGCCGTAGTAGCTGCCACCGTGGGGCCGGGTGGGGTCACCGATGCTGAATGAGCACAGGTAGTTATCCGGGTAGTGCTCGGCCAGCCACGCGCGGAACCGGGCACCTGCGACCGCGCCGGCCGAGTAGCCGCCGATGACAACCTTGGTGTTGGGGTTGGCGCGGTAGCGCTCGGCGAAGATGCGTTGTGCGTCGGCCACGGCGATGTCGACGGCCTTGGCCATCGAAATGTCGTTGATGCTGCCCGCGGCGCCGACTGGGAGTCCGCCCATGGTTGCGGCGAATTCGGGGTGCACTTCCTCGACGAGGTTGGCCACGGCCTGCATGACGCGAGACACGTAGTCTTGGCCGATGATGCCTCCGGTGCCCCGGAACATTAGGCCCAGGTGGCGATTGGCGGGCGGGGCCGGGGGCGCAATACCCAGCGCGCGCAGGTCATCATCGGACACCTGCCCGGTGGGGATCTGGCCGGTGCGGCGCTGATACTCGGCGGCCCACAGGGCAGCGCGCGGCCCGAACTCGTCGGTGTCTTGCGGCAGCGGCCCCAGCAGCCGGGTGTACAGCGGTCCGAACCAGTCGTTCATCACGGCCCGCCACTGACGGACCGTTTCATTGCGGTCTCCGATCCGGATCATGAGGCACGCACCTGCGCAACGGCATCAACCAGCGATGCATTGCCGAGCTGGGGCCAGCCCGCCAGGTCCGGCCCACGCAGTTGACGCAACGTCTCGATCATCAGCTCTCGGTCGGTCCAGTCGTCGGGAAACTTCTTGTCCTTGACCGGCAGTCGCCAACCCTTGGTGATGACTTCGTTCCATTCGGCCAGATACACACCGCCGTAACCGAAGTCAGGATTGGATGGCCAGTTGCGCTGTTTCTGTAGCACCGTCGCGGCGTCGCGGGTGGCATCGTCCCAGCGCTTGGTGGCCGGCAATCCCAGTGCGGCCTGCCAGCGTCCGAGGCCGTCCTTCCACGATTGCAGATCGGCGGGGTACTCGCCGGAAATGCAGTAGTCGGGCCCGTCCAAAGGTCCGTAGCAATAGCCCTGCGGCAGTGGGAAATCGTCAGGGTTGGCTGGCGCCTGCGGTCCGCGCCGGAACGTCGAGAAGCCGTCGGCGCGGATCTTGCGCTTGATGAAGTCGTTGCACTTGGCCTGGTTGTTGTAGGTGTTGTAGCCCATCTGGAAGTGCATCGAATCCTTGGGACTATTCCAGTCGTTGCCCCAATACATCATCGCCAACCCGTCGATGGTGTAGAAGGCCAGAAGCTCACGGACGGTGGCGATCTTGGTGCTGCTGTACCCGGCGTAGGCCTTGCCCATGGGGTGATCGGACCAGTTCAGATCCATCGCGGTGCCGCCGATGTGGTTGGATGTGGCAACGGAGTTGGTTGGTGTCCAGCCGCCTTCGTCGGTGCCGCCACGGGAGTTGTACAGCGACTCCACGAACGCGTGGAAGTCGGCCGCGAATGCCTTCATGATCCGGTTGGGTATGCCACGTTGTAGCGGGATGACGATCGTGGTCCCTGGTATCGGGTTGCGTTCCAGCATGCTCGAATCGCATGACGGCCAGCCATTTTCGGTGATCATTGTCTACCTTTCACCATCCGTACTTGCCCTCGCCGATACGAGGGTCGTAGTTGTCCATGCGGTCGCTGATGTAGTTGGCCGCCCACCAGCCGAGCCGGAATGAGAGGGCGGCAAGTGCGCCGTAGAACGCGCCGTGCTTGAGCAGCTGGTTAGGCATCGCGTGGGGTCCAGTCGGCGACTTCGGTGTCGGTGGCCCAGTGCCCGCCGTGGGCTGGGTGCATGACGCCCCAGCGGTTTTCGCCCGATTGGACGGCCACGGCGCCGAACAGGTGTGATGTGTGGTCGGTGCATTGTTTGACTTCGGGCAGGTTCACGGGTCAGTTCCCTTCTGTGGTGGTGGTTTCGGTGGCGAATTCGGCGCGGTAGTCGGCGGGGGTGAGTACGCGGATTTGGCCGGTCGAGGAGACGACGATCCAGCGGTCGGCGAGGGCGATGAGTTCGGCTGAGCCGTCGCGGCGCGCGAGTTGGATACGCCAGGCGGTGGGGTTTTCGACTTCTTGGGAGCCGTGGACGATGCCGTAGTGCAGCTTTCGGGCGGTCAGCAGCGAGTCGATCATCATCAAGGTCTGCGCGGCGCTCTGCGGTGTGCCGTCGAAGTACATGGCCTGGTAGGTGGTCTGTTTCAGCGGTGTCGCGTTGGTGAATCCCATGATTTCTCTGTGCCTTTCGCGGTGCGGTCTTAGGGTTTGGGTTCGACGATGATGTGGCGGTCGGAGAAGGTTGCGGCGGCAGTGCTGGTTTTGTAGACGGCTTTGAACGTGGTGGTGCCTGGGGTCAGGCCGGTCAGGTGGATGCGGCGGGCCAGGGTGCCGAACAGTCCGGCGGTGACGGTGCGCCCGTAGGCGGCGGTGGCGTCTGTTGCGGCGCGGGTGTTGGCGCCCGAGAGCGCACAGCCCATGTAGCCGGTTTGTGCGGCAGCCCCGCCGGATGAGTACGCCGCCGACACATCGATGGTGACTTCGCCGCTGGCGGGAACGTTCAGAGTGACCGAGGGCCCGGGGGTGGTCAGGTCCACGTAGGCGGTGCTGCTGGTGCCTTGGACGGTGGCGACGGTGCCCGAGACGATGCGGGCGGGGGTGCCGGTGTCCAGGAATGCGAACTGTGACATCGAGCCGGGCAGCGCCGGATCGGAGGATGCCCAGCCGCCGCTGCGGTAGGCCGCGCCCATCAGGGAGGTGGCGCCCGAGTCGTTGTAGGAGTCGAACGCGGTGCCGTTGACCCCGACGGTGAAGGTGCGGGCGCTATCGGAGGTCAGGGTGAAGGCGTTGAACGGGATCGCGGCCCCGACCGTGCCGGTTTTCCACGCGGACTTGGCCCCGGATGCCACGCGGCCCAGCTCGTAGTGGGTGACGCCGGAGACATCCCAGATCCGCAGATAGACGTAATCGGTGAACGATGCGTTGGCGCGGATGATCAGCATGTAGCCGCCAGCGGCTCCGCCGGGCGCGATGGTGCGCCACTGCCCGGCCGCGGTCATCGAATCGGTTTGGGCGACCCCGGTGTTGAGTTTGAGTGTGGGCAAGATCAGGGTGCCCATGGCGGTGAACTGGGGCGGTATTGGTGCGCGGGCGCGCATCCAGATCTTGGCCGGGCCGCCGGTGCCGCCCTTGGTGTAGTTGCCGAACAGGCCACCGTTACCGCCCGCACCGCCACCGGCCACGCCACCGGTGCCTGCGTTGCCGGTGCCCCCGGATCCGGCGGTGAAGGCCTCCCCGAACGCCGACAAGGTTTGGGGGCTGATGGTTTTACCGTTCTGCCCGCTGCCGCCGCGCCGCGCACCCTCACCGCCTGCGCCGCCCGCCGCCGATGCCACCGGTGTGCCGGTGGGGCTGGTGATCGTCGAGGTATCACCAGGGCTGCCGTTATCGCCGAAGCCCAGGCCCTCGTCTTGCCCGCCCAGACCGCCGCCCCCGGCGAAGATCGAATACGCCCCCGGCTCGATGGGGAAGGTGCCGGTGGCCCAGGCTCCGGGGTAGCCGCCGACACCGAATGCTCCCGAGCCGCCTTCACCGGCACCGCCGCCGCCGGCGGCTGGGGCGATCACATACTCGCCGTACCCGCCTGCCGCCCATGCCGGGGGTGTCCACGGCGCGGTGCCTGGACCGGTGAATACGGTGGTTTCTGCGGGCCGGAACGTGATCGAGGCACTGAATCCGCCGACATCGGAGAGGATGTTTTGCAGCGCATTGATTGCCGCGCCTTGGGAATTGACGGTGTTGACCAGGGCGGCCATCGCCGCGTTGGCCTGCTCCTGGGAGGCCCGGGGCACATTGTTGCCGCCGAACTGATTGAACAGCTGGGTCGGGATCGAGGCCAGCGCCTCGGCCCAACCCTCGATGGTTTGACCGACGGCGTTGGGGGTGTCCCGTACCGCATTGATCCCGGCATCGATGACGGCCTGCAGGTCCGTGGACATGTCCTTGGTCAGGTTCGGGATCACGTCTTTGCCGAGCTTGCCGGTCTGGACCTTTGATGCGTCCAGCGGTGGAATGTTGCCGCCGGAGAGCACGCCGGAGATGATGTTGGCCGCGATGTTGGTGATGCTCAGGAACGTTTGGGTGATCTTGCCGCTGATGATCTTGGAGGCATCCAGGCCGGGAATGTGCCATGACGGTATGAGTCCGCCGATGAGTTCGGCGAAGGCATTCAGTGGCTTGATCAGTGTGTTGACGACGTTCTGCCAGATCTGTTCGGGTGTGGGCGGGTTGTTGAAGTCGATCCCGCCGAATATTCCGCTGAACAGTCCGTTGATAATGCGGATGATGTCGCCGACCACCGGCAGGTTTTCAGCCCAATTACGCAGTTGGTCAAACGAACTGACGCCCGGAATGAGTGTGCCCACCACCGCGAGGACCACGCGGGCGATGAACTGTTCGACGAACCCTTTGCCGAACTCCTGTAGCTGTTGGGGCGTGAACGGTCGCGTGAGGCCGCCGCCTTGCTCGCGGTGTACCGGGGCCGAGGGGACATCTCTTGCCCAATCGGGGATCTCGGGCTGGTTGTCGGTCACAGCGGCCAGGCCTCGATGTTGAAGTGCGACATCGCGGCGGTGGCGGTGTACGTCGATGTGCCGGTTTGGCGCTCGCACCGGATGTGTACGGTGGCCGAGGTGCCAGCGGCAATGGTGTCGTAGTCGTCGGTGGTGCTGCCGGGGCCGATGGGCTTGCCCGGTGAGAACGCCAGCCGATCAGTCTGGGCGATGCCCACGCAGCGGCCCACGATGTTGCCGTTGGCCTCGCCGTTGAGCCGGGCCAGCAGATTCACGCGCACGTCGGCCGCTTCGCCGGTAACGACCGTTTGGCCTTGTGCGCGGATGCGCCGAGGCCACGGGCGGGGAGGGATGTCGATCGCGGCCATAGTCCCGTTCGCGTTGCCCGTACCGATGTTCTTGATTTCGCCCGGGTAGAACACCTCGGCAACCTTTTGCGGCACAAGCTCAAAACCGAGTAGGTCGGTTTTGACGGCCGGAATCCACCCCGCCTTGGGATTGGTCGACAGGTCCAGCGGATTCCAGCGTGTCGCGCCGTCTTTACCGGTCTTGCCGGTGTGTAGCGCCAGGTGCATCTTCCACCTGCCGGGCGTGGTATCCGTTGGGGGAGTGATGAGTTCGAAAAATGCTGAATCGGGTGTCGTATCTTCGGGGGCCAGTGGTGTCAGGTCGATCTTCTCGTCGAACTCGGCGTGCTTTCCGGGCGGGCCCTGCTCGACCCCGGACACCCCTCCCATGATTCCGCCGTCTTCGCGCAGCAGCACGTGCGCCACCCCGGTGCCGTCGACCGGGACCAGGGTGTAGCCCTGTCCCTGGTAGTAGCGTGCGCCGTTGAAATCGACGATAGGCCAAGCCATGTGGGTTACCTCCGGTTAGGACTGGGGGGCCAGTGTGATGACGTTGATGGCTTCGAATGCGCCAGTGATGAAGCGTTGAATCCTGCCGAGCGGGGCCTCGTCGCGGCGGCCGTCACCGAGCTGCACCAGGGTGGTCTGCTCGGTGGGGGTGATGCGCCACATGGTGTTTTCGATGTAGTCGGTGATCATCTTGGTTCGGCGGTGATACACCAGCGACATCAAGCCGCCCTCGAAAATGTCTCGGCCCAAGGCATATTGGTCACCGTTGCGGAAAGTGACCTGCGCCGTGGTAGTGCCTTGGGCATCGAAAATCGCGTTGATGAACGCGAACATGGTTTCGATGTTGTACGGGGCGCTGGCGGTCGGGTAGAACCGCTCGATGGCCGGATGAAAGGGGCCCACCTCGTCGCGGACCTGGTACACCTGGACCATCTGGAACGCCAGGAAGCTGTTGTTCAGGAATCCCGAGAGCAGATCCGACGGGATGCCGGAGAACCCGACCACGATCATCAACGAATCGATCAACCACGCGAAGGTGGCATTCATAAGATCGTTCAACCACTTTGGAGAACGGCCGCCGATGATGTGTTGCCAGCCCTCGGGGGTGTGGTCGGCGATTTCACAGTTGATGATGTTGGAGTCCTCGCCCTCTTCGGGGGCCACGACGTAGGCGTAGGGCTGCTCGAAATCGACACCGAGCTTGGGTGCGTAGAACACCCCGCTCATACCGGGGACCTGCGCGATGACCGGCTTGAAGATGTCACCAAGTGATCCGCCGAGGTCGATGACTGTCTTGATCACCGAATCGGCAACGGTTTTGGTGGGTCCCGAGATCTGCTGGCGGTCCCGGGTCGAAAAGACGTACGTGGCCGAATCGAGGTTGGCCCACTTGTCCGGTTGCGGGTCGCCGGGGCGCCACAGGTCCATGCGGGTGTCCACACCGTAGGCGCGGGTGACATCCTTGATGACCGTTCCGCAGGTTTCCATGCGAACGGTCTTGGCGCACATGGGCGATGTGTCCAGGAACGGGTTGGTGCGCTGCACATAGGTGGGGGTGCGCAGCATCTTGCCGAAGGTCTGCACCGAGAGCCCGTCACGTTTGAGGGCCTGCAGGATCGTGCCCATCCATGCCCGGATGTCGCCGTTGAGTGACAGGCCGTTGTTGACGAACTCCAGCCACCCGGACTGGATGCGCAACGCGCACTCGGCGACCATGTTTTCCACGCAGGTCTGTAGCGCCCAGATGAAGATCGCGTGCGAAATAGGCTGGGCGGCAAGGGGAAGCCACCACGTCGGCCAGATCACGTAGTAGTTCAGGATGTCCCAAATGCCGCGCATCTCGACATTGCCTGTCCACGCGCCCTTTTCGTAGCGGTAGCGGTGAACCTTGGTGTAGAAGTTCTGTCGGCTGCCGGCGGTCTCCATCTCGACCCCGACCAGGGTGTTGCGGCAGTCCATGAACATCTGGATCAGCGGCGAGCTGCCCTTGAGCATCAGCTTTCCGGTGGGGCAGTCGTTGCGCGGCCGGGCGCCCGAACCCTCCATCAGGTCAGAGCCCACCGAGGCCATCGGGGTCCACATCTTGTCGCAGACGGTGAACCGATAGCTGGTGTCGACCTTCGAGTTTTTCTCGGTCAGGGCGCGGGCGGTGGTGGCGATCCGCGCGATATCGCCCGAGCGCTTGGCGGCCTCCCAGCGCTGCTCATCGGATATGGGCATCACGAGGTGGCCCCTGGATCGCAGGGGCGCAACGCGATACGCATTAGAGCGGGTATCTCCGTCGCGGCGTGCCCGAGGCGATGATCTTGGAGTCGGCGTTGCCGCCCTCGATCAAGACCTTCACGAAATACGGCTGCGCGGGATTGCCCGGTGATTTCGGTGGTATCGCCGCGTTCTTGGAAAAGCGGCCCTTGAGGTACTTGTACAGCGGGCCCTGCGGCGGGGTGATGCCGAACTGCGACTTGATCTGATCGGCGAACGCCGTACCGTTCATGCCCGCAAAGCTCATGAACTTCTCGATCGCCTCCTGGAACACATCGAGTTCCTGCGGTGAGGGCGGCACCGAGGTCAGGTCTTGCACCAAGGTGGTGTGCACGCGCGGATCGGTGCGCAAAAACACCACCTGATTGGGTAGCAGCGGCCCGAATTCGACATATTCGTCCGAGCCGGGCCCGTCGTAGATCTTGACCTTGGTGAACGGCCCGAACAGCACGTAGTCGTCGTACATGTCCTGATCACCGATGTTGATGCGCTTGAGGAACCCGGTTTGCGCCACGGCAGCGTTATCGCCCGCGGAAAGCTTGCGGATAGAGGACGGCGTTGCCTGGCTGATCACCGCACCGGCAGCGAACATGCCGTTGCCGACACCGCGATGGTCCACGCCCAGAGGCGAGCCCGTGCCGGTTTCGGTGACCGACAAGATCTCCATGTCGTTGCGCAGCACGCGGAACGTGCGCGGGTGATCCTCGGTGCCGCACACCAGCGTGAACTTCTCGCCCGGCAGCGGCCCGATGGGGATGGCCAGCGGCCAGCTGCGCAAGGTGGTCTCAACGAAGTTCACCGTGTAGTACAGGCGCAGGTATCCGGCGCCGTACTCGACGAACACCCCGTCGCCCGCCCAGCTGCCGTCAGGATTGCGGTTCATGCGCGCGCCCAGGATGTTTCGGCCCGAGTCGGGCACCGACCACTCCTGAAATCCCCCGTGCACCTGGGAGACGACCTGGTTATCGGTATCGGTGGCGAAATCCGGCCAGGGCCCGTTGATGACCCGGCGCCACTGGGTGCCAAACCCGTGTTCGGGGTCGTCCCACCAACGCATTTGGTCGTTGTAGGAGGTGCAGAACCCGCCGCCGGGGCCGCTGTAGCGCTGCGGAACCGCGCCGAGATCCTTGGTTTGGCGATGATCGACCGCGAAGGTGTCGGTCATCGCGTCGTAGGTGAACGCGAACGAGTCCGCATGGTCGAACGACTTCCACGTGCCGGTATCGGCCTGTAGCCGCAACGTGGCTTTCTGCGAGGTGCCCTTGCGCATAGCCGAAACCGGATCGGGTTGCCCGCCTTGGAACCAACGCACGTCGGCCCACCAATACCCGGCATCGTGATCGAAAAAGGACAGCCGGGAACACTTGATGGCATCCAGCGAATCGATCAGATGCCGATAGACCCGGCGCGTGCGCGCGGCGTTGCGGCCCCGGCACTTGACCGTGAGCTTGACCTCGACCGGATCCAAAAACGCGTCGATATGGTGAACGCCATCCTCGGTCGCACCCTTCTGAGTGACGTGCTTCCACGGCGCGATCAGGCCTTCGAGGTCGATCAAATGCACGGCTTCCGGCGCCATGTACGGGTCGGGAATCGCGTACCCGCCGATCATGAACATCTCGACCGACCCGTCAAAGGCGGTCAGGCGCATCATGGGCTTTTCGCCGTTGACGAGGTGATACCAGCCATGGGGTGTGACGGGGTTGGCCGGATAACGGATCGTCACGGTCACATCCCCGGCCCGGAGTTGCGGGCCTGCTGATGAAACGCGATATCGCGGCCGGTGCCGTCCTCGGTGGCGCGGTTGTTGGTGACGTGGATGTTTGTGTCGCCCGCCTTGACTGGGCCGCCTTGGGCGTTCGGGTCGCCCTGATTCGGGTTCGGTGGCGCGGTCGCCTTGCCGGCCACGTTCGGGATCGCCGGGGCAGCACCAGCGACACCACCGAGGATCTTGGTCAGCCAGCTCTTGTTGGCCAGCTCCGAGCCCGCGGTCGGCAGCACCGTATCCATCAAGCCCTGCACCCCGATACCTGCAGCCTGCGCACCAAACTGAATCGCCCTGTTGGCCAGCTTGATCCCGGTCTGCGCCGCCTGCCCGGCACCCGGGGCGAAGATGTCGGCCGCCGAGGCGGCCATCCCGATCGCGGTATCGATGGTGCCGCCGGGAGTGATACCGACCCCGCCCGCACCCGAACCAGTCGCCGGTTCCACACCACCAATGCGCGTCGATGAAGGGCTCCACGCCTGCGCAGGCCCGGTAGCCCCACCCCACCCGCCGCCAGCGGCCGGAATACTCGCTGTCAGGGCAGGATTGGTCAACGTCGGATCGCTCATCACCGGATCGGTACCGCCCAGGGACGGATCACCGGTGACCGCTACGCCAGGACCGGCCGTCTTGGGGTAGAGCGCCCGATAATCGACCGTGGGCCCGATCGGCTGCGGCGACGGTGCGCTCGACGTGCCCGAACCAAGGGGCATGTAGTACTGCTTGGGGAACTGCTTATCGAGGGCACCGGCCGCCGAGCCTCCCAGCATCGGGCCGTGTCCTCCACCAGATTCGAAATTCATGCCGTTGGGCAGCGTCGCGGCCATGTGGCCCTGCTGCCCCGGCAGGGGATTCACACCGACATTGAAGGCACCCGGCTGGTAGCCGGGCAGGAAACCGAGCTTGGCAGCGCTGGCATCGGTGGCGAACGCAGTGGTATCGAACAGCCGTGCCGGTGAGGACTTCCCGTCGCGCAGCACCTCCACCAAATCCGAGACGGCACCCGAGCAGTCGGCCAGCCCGTTCTGCAGATCAGATGCCGGAGCGTACTTTCCGCCACGCGCGGCCAATGCATACATCGCGGCGAGGTTGGGATTTACACCCTGTTGCAGCGCCATCTGCCCGATGCCCGCCATGGCAACGTCCTGGGCAACACCTGTGTACTGCGGCCCAAACACGCCCTGGGCGGCCAGGATGCCCATAGCGCCGTATCCGCCCTTGGACGGGTTGAGCTGGCTGACCGCGCCGAGCTGGCCAAGGATCGGGGCCGCCGCCATATCGGCCAGGAACTTGGTCAGATTCTCGGCCAGCCCCGGCAATCCCTTGGAGATCCCGAAATCCTTGTCGAGTGCCGCACCGATCTGGCCCATGCCGTCGGCGAGGCCCTGCGTAGAGCTCTCCAGTTTCTTCCACGTACCTTGCTGCGCCTCGGCCAGTTTCATCTGCGCCGAGACGTATGAGCGTTCGGCGTCGGCAACCTGATTGCGCGCTCGCAGTAGTGCGTCCTGATCGGCGTTGCCCTGCTGCTCCAGCCGGATCAATGCAATGCGGTCTTGCTCCAGAGAGTTCTTGGCCCGGATCGCCGATGACTCAGCGTCATACACCCGCATGGGGTCGACCTCGTAGCGACCGAGCCCGGGTCCGCCCTTGGGAGATGAGACCAGCATCCCGGGCGCTGCGGTGGGCGCCGTGGCCAATCCTGGCGGCATGGCGACGGGCTTTGACTCCACCGACCAAAGACTCGGATCGATCGGGGCCTTGGTCTTGTCACCCTTGTCGGCCGCCTCGATCTGCTTCTTGGCCTCATCGAACGGCACTCCCGGGCCGGCTGGCGCCGGGCCTGCGGGGCCCTGCGGCTTGGGGGCCAGTGGTGAGTTGGCCGGTACCGGGACGCCGGGCGTGGGATTGATCAAGTTGCCCAGTCCGAGCCCCACGCCGTCGCCGATAGCGTTGGCGGTGCTGCCCGGCGCGGGGATGAAAGCGCCGGGCAGATTCGGGTCGAGCTGAACCGGGGTCGTCGGCGCGGTGATCTCATCGCCCGAGTTGTTTCGCCCGCCTCCCGACCCGCCGTAGACGGGGTGGGTTACCTGCTCGCCAATCCAGTTCGGGATGCCTTGACTGAAGAACTTCACGAATGAGGTGTTGGCGAGCCTCTTTTCGATCTTGTCTATCTCGTTGGAGATAGTGTCACCCAGCTTGGTCCAACCGCTGGCGTGCTCCTGCAGGGCGTCAGTTGCCTTGTCGGTCTTGCCCTTGATGTCGTCGAACTGCTTTCCGGCCTTCTTGAGGTCCATGGCAGCGATGGCGGTGTTGGCTTCTTCCCATCGGGTTTTGAACAGCGCCAGCCCGATGTTCGTGCGCTGTTGCGGATCCTCGATGGCCGCCATTGCGACCATGATGGCGTCGAACGCCCTTTTGGCTTCGTCCCCGCCCGCGGCGAAAGACTTGCCCATCGCGTCGGAGTCGAATCCTAAGGCCTTGAACGCCGCACGCGTGCTGACCGAGCCGTCGTTGGCGCTGATGGCGAACTCGCGCAGTGAGTCTGCGGCCAGATCGGTGTTGCGGATGTTCGCCTCGTACATCTGGTTGATCAGGCCCAGTGCCTCGCCGCCGGTTAGTCCGAGGTTTTTGAAGTTGATGGCGTACTCGTTGAGCGTGTCCATCATGTCGCCGGTGAGATTGAGGCCCTTTTGCTGCGCGCCAAGGATCAGGTCGAAGGCATCGACATAGCTCTTAACCATGCCGCCCGAGACGAGACCGCGCGCTCCGAGTGCCAGTGAGCGGGCGTCTTCTCCGGTGAACGCCTGGACTGTCTGCATGCGTTCGACGAACTTCTGCGCGTCCTGCTCGCTGGTGTTCGCGTTGATCAGCCGTGCCTGAAATCCCACGTCGAGCGTCGACAGATTCTCTTGCGCGGACTGTCCAAAACCCTTGGCCCATGCGCTACCTGCGGCGCTACTGAACCGGCCCATGGTGTCCTTGTCCACACCCATGCGAGTGCGGAACACATCCTCGACACGCAACTGGGCCATGCCGTCGGCGATGCCGCTGGCGATCCGGCTTCCGACAAGGACGCCGACTGCGGTCAAGCCCAACAGGGCCATTCCGATGGGACCGCCTGCGGTGCCGAGTCGGGCGATTGAGGCCGCGCTGCTCACGCCATGGGTGAATCCGCCCGAGAATCCGTCGGCCATGTCGCGGCCGAGCTGGGCGGCCTGGCCAGCCTGGGCGCGCATCCCGCCGATGAAGTTGGTGTTGTTGCGGCGGCCAGCTTCGTCTGCGGCTTCCTGGTATTCGCGATAGGCCTGCGTTGCATCACGGACGGCGCGTGATTCGGCACGGCGGGCGGTCTCTACTCTTTCGGCCTGGCGCACGATCCGGGCACCATCGGCATCGCTGTCGCGTAGGCGCTGCAGCTGCGCTTCTTCGGACTTGAGTCGACCAACGGCATCCGATGCCTTGTCGTAGGCGTCAGAAGCCCTGTCGCCCATGCGCTTAAGCGACTTCTCGACTTCCTTGGAGCTGCCCGCCAGCGCGTTGGCGAACTCGCGACCGGCGTCTTTGCCCGCGTTGCCGAATGTGCGTGTGGCGTCGTCGGCAACGCGCTTCCACGACCGATGATCAGCGGCGGCCCCGATGGGTATCTGCACGGACATGGTTCACCTCCTGATCATTGGTCGCCAAACGCGTCTTCTAGCAGCTCTTCTCGCGCTGACTCGATGAATTCGTTTTCAGCGGAGTCAAGTTCGTGCTGTCTGCGAGATGCCAGCGGCGATGAGTACTTGGTGTACATGTATTCGTGCGGGGTGCCCGCGTACTTGCTGGCCCGGTATGCGGCCAGCTCGTTGTGTGTCTCGGCGATGATCTTCTGCATGACCGTCCAGTCGCCGTCGCGCCCAAACGGCGGCGGTGCATGGGTTTTGAACTCTGAGTGTTCGGGTAGCTGGTGGATCAGCGACAGTAGTTGGCGGCTGGAGAGCACCAGGGCGCCGCGCTCATCGCGGGTGCCCTGGTGCCAATCGGCGATGTGTACACCGCGAAAACGAAGATCGGCCTCGATCGCATTGGGCCAGCGGCACCACAGCGCTACTGCCTCAATTACTTTTGGAGTCGATCTTTGTCCGCTCCTCCAGCTGGCGTTGCATCAGCTTCCAGTGCGTGTCGATCTGGCCGGGAACACCGCCCGCGGCGAGGAACTTGTCGTAGGTGTCCCTGCTGCCCATGAGTGCGATGCACAGGTGCTCGTCGGGGTCGTAGTCCTGGCCATTCTTGAGATACGGGTAGATGGTTCGCTCTACCTTCTTTCCCTCGACGAGCGGATGGTCGACCAGCTCGGTGTCAAGAGCATTCATCTCCCGCTGGTAGTCGCGGTACCGCTTGCGCTGCTCGGTATCGAGAAACGCGGGGTTGGGCAGCTCCCAAACTTCGCCGTTGCCGAGATCAAAGGGCACACCTGCCATGAATCCGAGGTAGTCGGCGGCCTGCTCGCGTGCCTTTCTGGGGTCGACGGGGTGTAGAACGTCGGTGGTGTCTTCGGTGCTCATGGTTGTTCCTTTCGGGCTGGTGGGCTTGGGGTTTCGGGCTGGAATGGGGGTGGGGCTCACCTGGCGGGCGCAGCCCGACGCCCGCCAGGTGAGGGTTCATCAGGCGATGGTCGCGGCGGCGGACTTCGGGGTGTAGACCGAAGCGCCGTTGGTGCCGGTCACCTTCACGCGGAACTTGGTCGCACCGGCCGCCACGCCCTTGACCTTGACCGTGGTGTTGCCACCCGATGAGACCGCGGGCCCATCGAGCTCTGCGGGCAGCCAGGTGGTCCCGTCATCGACGGTGCTTTCGACGGCGAAGGTGAACGGATCACCGGCGCCCGTGGGGTCGGCGAATACGATCGAGGCCTTACCGGCGGCACCAGGGGTGACCGTCGGCGGGGTGTTCGACACCTTGGGGGCGCCCTGAATCGCGGTCCAGCCCTTGCCGCCGACCCATTCGCCATCCAGGCCGGGAATCAGGATGCCCGGGTTGCGCGGATCGGGGATCAGGAAGAACGGGTCAGGTTCGAGCGAAAACTCCAACTCGGCGGCGTCGGCGTCTTCCTTGTCCATCTTGGCCGCGCCGATCTTGGTCAGCTTGCACAGCGGGATGGGCTCGACGGTGTACAGCTTGCCGCCGGCCCGGGACCGTGCGCGCACCAAAAGCAGCTGGCGGGGCACGAAATCGGCTTCCAGCGGGGTGCCGACGAAAAAGTCCTTCTGACCGGCGTCCTCGACCAGCAGGTTGCCGTCCTCGTCCTGTAGCGGCAGGTTGTTGCGCACTCGCTTGATCAACGGCTTGAGCGATTCGATCGGGGTGAACTTCACCGTCTTGCCGATCTTGGTGATGTCGTTCTCGATCGGGTAATTCGACTGCAAGATCTCCAGCGGACTGACGTCGACGTTCGGTTCGCGCTCGGGGCCACCGGTCTTGGTGTTGGCACCCATGAACAGCCAGCCCTGGTTGGCCTCGGGGTTGGTGCGCCATTCGCCGCCGATCTTGCGCTGCGCGAACAGATCCGGGCGTAGCTTGCCGTCCTCGGTGAGCGGGTTGAACACGTGCGGGCTGATATCGGTCGCGGCGCCGCGGTAGTCGCGGATCAGCACGGCCACCAGTGGGCCACGAATGGCGAACCGGTTATCAACGTCGTTGAATCCGCCGTCGCTCCAGTCAGCGCCGGTGGTGGGTTGCGTCATGTGACGCTCCTTTCATGGGTGAGGAACCGGAAAGGGGAACAGATTCCGGCGATTTGGTGCGGCACAGCGCCGCGACGCGATCGAGGGACCGCGACGTTTAGATGAAGGACAAGCCGAGTTCGCAGATCGCCTTGAGGCGAAAGGCGTTGTCGGCCTTGTATTCGCGCAGCGTGGAGAGCTGCTGAAAGTCGATGTAGTCGACGTTGGCGACCGTGCCATCGGGCATGGGCACATCCACGATGTCTTTGCCGAGCAGCATGATCCGCCGATCGGTCTTGATGCCCTCACGCTGCGCCTCGGTGATCGTCTTGCCGAAGGTGTGGATCGACAGGACAGCGGTGCAGTAGAACAGGTTCGCGTCGTAGGTGCCGTCAATCATGTTGACCTGGCGGAACGGCAGCGGATCGTCGGGCTTGCGTTCGATATCGCAGGGGCCCAGCGGTGCGAGGTGGGCGAGCATCATCACGATCGCGTTGGGGGGCATCTGCTCATGCAGCGCGGCAGTCATCAGTCGGGCCTGTTGATGACATCGGCGGCGGTGCCGCCGAACGCGATGGCAGTGCGGGCCGCGACGGCGAACTCCGGTGTCGGGCTGGTGCCCCCGGTGCCGTCCTCGATCCAGTGGGCTTTGAAGTTGTTGTTGACGACCTTGGTGTCATCGTCACGGCCCTTGCCCTGCTGCACTTTCCACGCCGCGCCGTAGTCGCCGTGATCGACCGGCGAGATGGACTTGGCGTGTGCGGCCATCTCCTTGCCGACGCGCGCCTTCTCGGCTTTGGCTTGCGCCGAGGTGTGGATCGCCTTGTCGATCTCGGACTGCGGCACACCCAACGCGACCAGTGGGTTGGGTCTGCGATCTGCGGCCATCAGCCGACCCTGCGCTGGCAGGTACAGAACACATGGTCTTCGCGGCCGTCGAGGTCGAATTCGAGTACCGCGTCACCGACCATGCTGTGATCGCGGTCCAGGTGGCGAATCCGGTGCGCCGATCGGATGTCGGCGACCGCGACGGGCGCGGCGGCACCGGTGCCGTCGACGGCGGGGATATGACCATCGACGACCGGCAGGAACGCCCACGATTGCTCGGTGGTTGTGGTGGTGATGGCCTGGTTGTCCTCGGCCGACGACTGCACCTCGAACAGGCAGTTATCGACCCACACAACGCGTTCGGTGACTTGCGGCTTGCGGTACTCGTCCAAGATCGGGTCGCCCTGCCCGTCGAGCACCGGCACATCCCACACGATCGCGAGCCGCTGCCCGCCCAGGGTGTCCATCAGTAGTCACCCCTGGGGAAGTGGCCGCGCGCCTTGGCCTGTAGCGCCAGGCCGAGCATGCGGTAGTGGCGGCGTGTGATGAACTTCTCGACGGCTTCGCGATCGATCGCAGCCTGTTTGGTGCGATGACCCACTGTCTTGGTGAACGATGAGACCGGGCCGAACTCGCCATACATCAGCGCGTCCCGGGTGACCTCGAATGTGACCACCTTGGCCGCCGGATCATCGATGGCAATGGCCGGTTTCTTGTCGCGTATCCAATCGGAGACGACCGTCAGTAGAGGCGCCGCCACCAGTTTCTCAGCTGCCGACAGCGGCCGGAACATGGCGGCGAACGCCTCTACGTCAAGGAAGTCGGTCACGAAACTAGTCCGTGGCCTCGATCAGCGCCCACAGGTCGTCCTTCTCCTGTGCCTCCAGCTCGTCACGGTCATACGTGCCGTTGGCCATCAGCCAGTCGACCAGGACGGCCTTGGTCGCGGCCTTGAGCGGCTTCTTACGGGGCGCATCACCCTCGGTACCGGTGGCCTGGCTCGGGTTCCCGGAATCGCCTGCGGTGGAGCCGGGATCGCCATCCCCACCGTCACCGCTGTCGGTGTCGCCGTCATCGGAGGCATCCGCCTCGGCCGAGTCACTTTCGGGATCGGTCGATTCGGCCGGCAGCTCAACACCGAGCGCACCGACGGCGAGGCCGCGCTCGACCTCTTCGTCAGTGAGCGTGACGAGCTCGCCGAAAAACGCGCGCCGCCGAGTGCCTGCGGGCGTGAGGTATTCCCATGTCGCCGCAGTCACCCGATGTTCTGTGACCTCGGGCATTACGGGGCGCCCTTCAATCCGGTCACCTTCTTGACCGCGTACGGGTCAGTGACGCCCATGATGGGCAGCACCGAAGACTGGACCCAGTTCTGCTTGGTCTTGGGCTCGCGCCAGGTCTCAGTCGAGAGCATCTGCTCGTAGTCCAGGAACCCGACACCGCCGCGCACACCCGCGAAGGCGCTGCCGTTGGGCACCCGGTTGGACCGGAACATCGAAATATCGGCGTCGGCCAAGATCTGCGGCAAGTCCGGGCCGTAGGCGATGCGCAGGTCCGCGTACTGCACGGGGTTGACGACCCACACGTTGTAGACGTAGCCCAATTCCTCGACATCGGCGGCCAGCTGCGCGGCGATGATATCGGCGAACGGACGGGCGTTGTTCGGGGTCGGGTTGTTGCCGGTCAGGGTGACGTTGCCCCAGTCGTGTCCGGGGATGACACCCGCGCCGCCGAGGCTGGCGATCACGGCCTCCAGCACGGCCACGGTGCGCTGATTGATCTTGCGCACCAGCGTGTTCGCCAGCTGTGTGGTCAGGCGGTCCATCTGGGCGCGGTCGTTGCGCCGGATCGCCTCATCGGACATCCAGAACTTGCCACCCCAGTCCTCGGACTTGGCGACCTCGGGCTGCGTGCGCTCACCCTGCACGATCGTGTACTCATCGGACGGGCCGCGCTGTTCCACATCGTTCTTGGTGTACAGCTCGTTGATGCGGATCACGTCGTAGATGATCGCCCCGGCGGTGGTGCTCGCCCCCGAGGACGAAAACAGTTCCGGGGCAATGAACTTCTGCAGCGTCAGGTCCGAGAGCCGCTTGGTGATTCGGCCGGGCTGCTTATATGCCAGGTCGACCGAGATCTTGTTGTCATTGATGACCGGCGCACCCAGCGGGTACGCGACGGGAGATGTTGTCATGGTGGGTAGCCCTTTCCTAGTAGAGGCTGATCTCGGCGTCGGCGCCATCGGCGGCCGCGGACAGTGCGTAGCCAACGGCGACGCCGCTGGCGAACTTCTTGGCCTTGCCGGCCGTGCCGACCTCGACCTCATCGAATGCGGCGAGCGCGCCGTCGGCGGTCACGTAGGTGACACGCGAATTGCCCCGCGCCACACCAACAATGTCGCCGCTGGCCGCGTCGTACTTGGAGACGCCGCACACCCGGCCCGCCGCATCAGCAGGCGCCACGGCGATGTTGCCGGTGGCGGTGCGGTCGCCGCTGATCTTGAGGAACCGCTTACCGGTGACGGCAGCTGTGGCGCGGCCGGTGATGTCGCGGCCGGGCTCGTAGACGCCCACGTTCTCGTTGGTCATGATCTATTCCTTCCCTTCCGAACTCGGCGCGGTGGGCGCGGAGTCAAACCAGCTCAGGTCATTGGGCACCGGACCGTCTGCGGGCTGCGTCGAATGCCCCGTCTCGGCGAGAGGGACCACCCCGGGTGCCAGCGCGGCCAGTACGGCGGTGTGTCCCTCGCGGTCGGCGGCGAGCGCCTGCAAGTGGTGCTCGCGACGTGCCGGGGCGACCTTGCCGTCGGCGATGGCCTGATCGACCACGCGCTCGTCGCCCTCGCGCAACTGCTGTGCGCGCGCCTCGGCGCCCGCCTGCGCGGCCGCGACGGTGGCCTCGTACTGGGCCCTCTCGACGACCGTCAGGCCCGCCTTGGCGACCAGTGAGGTGGCCTGCTCCAGAGTCGGTGCAGCGGGCGGGGTTTCGTCACTTTCCTGGCCGTCGTCGGCACGCTCTTCGAGCGCTTCGGCGGCAGCAGACAAAATGGTCTCGTCGTCGGCGTCGGCGTCGATACCGAGCAGCTTGGCGAGGCCCTCATTCAGGGTTGCCACAATGGGCTCCTTTCCTCTGTTGACCTCGCCCTTTTCGGGCCGAGGGGTCTTGTTGTGCACCAGCGGAATTCGTGGCGCAGGCGCGGACTGGCGTCCGGCGTAGCGGAACGCCGACAGATCGAACACCGATGCACGCGCGGCGGCCGACTTGGAGTCAGGCTCGGGTAGCTCGACGACACGATCGGCCAAACCGGCCTCGACCGCTTCGTCGGCGAGCAGCCAGGTTTCCTCAGCCATCACGTCGAGCCAGTCCTCAACGGTGCCCCCTGCACGGTCGGCGTAGATCTGCGCAATGTTGCTGTTGTGCTGGGCCAGTCGCGCCGCGCTCTTCTCCATGGCGCGGGCATCTCCGACGCACGCCGCCCAGGCGTTGTGCACCATCATCTGGCTGTTGCGGTTCATCACGATCTCATCGCCGGCCATCGCGATCACCGAGGCGATCGAGGCCGCGAGGCTGTCGACCACGACGGTCACCGTGGCGGGGTGATCACGTAGCGCGTTGAGAATGGCGATGCCGTCGAACACCGAGCCGCCGGGGCTGTTGATGCGCACCGTGATGGCATCGTTGTCGATCGCGGCCAGGTCGCGGGCGAACTGTTCGGCGGAAATGCCGTACCACGAATCGATTTCGTCGTAGATCAGCAGCTCGGCCGGGCCGTCATCGGTCTTGGTGGCGTTGCGGATGCTGTACCACGGGGGGCGTTGGCCCGCCGTGAGATTCTTGGTCACCACAGCGTCGGGTCTCCGTTCCTCGTGGCCGTGCTGGCGCCGCCGGGGCGCGCTCGGGTATGGGTGCGCACGCGCACCGGCCTTCCGCTGTTGCGGGGCGCGGCGGCGGATTCGTCGTCGGGCTCCGGTTCGGCCTCGGGTGCGTTGGGGTCGGGACCGGGTAGGCCAGTGGCCGAGCGGATGAAGGCCTCAAGACGTGGATCGGGTGTCAATAGTCCTGCGTTGACCAGCATTTGCAGCGCTGCGGCGGTAGCGTCCTGGCGCGAACCGATCTCATCGAACACCAGCAGCGGCGCCGGTTCGTCCTCGCCGAAATTGAGGTCGACCAGATCCTCGACGATGTGCGCCTGTGCGGTGTTGCGGATGTCTTCGGCTTCCGTCTGGACGGACTGTACGAACGTGTCGGCCTGCACGCTAGCCAGGGCATGGGAGCCGCCCTTGCTGTCCAGATTCAGGAAGTGCGCCAACGCAACCAGCGCCATCTGGTGGTCGTGGTATTCGATCGCACGCCGGGGGTCCATCGGGGTGCCCGATGGTGAGGCGATCGCGAACTCCTCGCCCTCGGTGATGGCAAGACCAGCCGTTTCACCGCCTCGGAACGCCGACGCGATGGCCAGTAGCTCGTCCATCCGGTCCGGGTCCTCGGAGTCAGTCGCGTTGCCCTTCATGACCGGGACGCCGATGCCGTGGCGGCGGGCGGCGGCAGCCTCGATGCGCATCAGCTCGTCTTTGAGCTTCCAGTGCTTATAGGCGGGCCGTAGCAGGCTGTTGCCGATCCACACACCCGGATCGGGTTCGTGTGCATATACGACCAGCCGGTTGATGGGAATGATCGAATCCAGCGGCCCGCCAGCCGGTATCGCCAATCCGTTGGCGGTCATGGTGAACGCACTGGACGGGTGTTGCTCGATCGAGACCAGACCGCCGTCGCGGTCGACGTTCCACTTGGCGATGGTCGTCTGCGGACGCGGGGCGAGCTTGCGCAGCACGGCGCGTACGTTGGCGCCCTCGCCTTCGAGACGGTAGACCTGCTCAAATACCGAGTGCCCGTACCGCAATGCCATAAGGGCCTGCTGCAGGTGCTTATCCCAGGAGAACCGGCCACGGGTGCGCGTCTGGGGTTCGTCCTCGTCGGCTGCGCCCTCGATGGGCAGACCCAGATTGCGGGCGATGAACTCGGTGGCCTCATCGCTGGCGCCGTTCTGCCGGATACGCCACGCGGTGCGCCGGATCGGCAGCCCAATTGCCCGCAGCACCGATGAGATTCGGGCGTCCTCGCGGACCATGCGCGTGTAGGTCCACACCGACAGTGGCCAGATGAGGTCGGCGGTCTGCTCGAACTGGTCGATAGGTCCACCCCAGCCGGTCGCGCCGGCCGAGCTGAGCACGTACCCCTGTTCGGTGCGCGGGGCGGCGGTCTTCTTCGGTGCCTGCTGATCGGCCATGCTCGCCCCCTTTCTCAGAATGCGGCGCTCATTGCGTCGAAATCGGCGGTATGCCGGTGTGATTGGTGCTCTCGTGCGGCCCCGGTGCGGGGGCTGACGGTCTTGGCGGGTGCCTTGACGCCGAACTTCAGTAGTGCCCAGTGCGCCATCGAGACGCACACCAGCGGTGTTCCAGCGCCCGTGTAGTCCTCTGCCCAGATGAAGTCGCCTTGTGGCAGCTCTTGCATGGTCGCGCTGACCACCGAGTCATTCAGGACCGGCTGATCACTGTGGGAGAGCTTGCCCGCCAACGCATCATCGAGCAGCCCACCGCAGGCGAGGGCAATCTCGGGGGTGCCGATCATATTGGGCTCGATGCCAGCGGCCGTCAGTAGCGGTTCCAGGACGTTGGCGGTGTTCTTCCGGTCGATCACCAAGGCGATGGGGTTCCACTCGGTCACCTTGGCGATCAGGTACTTGGCGATCTCGGTGTGCGAGCCGTTGCGCAGCGGACCTACCTCAATGTGGCTGCGGCCGTCAGTGGCCCACTGCGCGGCGGTGATCGACCACGCGTCACGGTTGCGTGCGCGGCGCACCGCGATCACGCGCGAGCCGATGAGCTTGGCGTCGGGATTGGCCATATCGCCCCATATCGCCTCGGGAATCGGCGAGCTGATCTCTTCCTCGTCGGGCGGGTAGTCACCCCAGCCGAGATAGTCAGCATCGAAAATCGCGCGCTGCTCCAGGGTTTTGGCCTTCTGCAGCTTGGAGCGGATCTCGCGCTCGTTGGTCGCCACGCCGTAGGACGGCTGGGCCGCTTCCCAGGTGTCCGGTTCGTTGCGCGGCATGTCTCGGGGCGCGGCGTACAGCGCGTAGTACAGGTCCGGGGCCTGCTGGTGCCCGAGACGGTGCATGCCGGTCAACGCGTGGCACTTCGGGTGAATGCTGGCTACCGGTGAGGTCGAGATGTACACCGTCTGCGGATTTTTGGCCGCAGACTGGGCACCGGTGAGGTTCTGCTCTTCGCCGGGGTCGATGTCGTAGGCCTCATCGACGATCAAGAGGTCGATCTCGGTGTATCCGCGGCCGAAGTCTTGCGAGCGGGGACCGAACTCGGCCTCGCACACGATCTGGCCGGTGTTCGGATCGCGCAGCTTGATCACGCCACGGTTCCCGGCCTTGGAGGGCTTCTCGGCCAGCCTCTCGCGTAGCCACGGCACGCGATCGATCACGGCCCACACGCGCTTGAACACGTCGTAGGCGGTCGACCAGCGCTGGGCGGTGTAGATGATGCGCGCCGAGCGCAGCACGTACATGTGGAACAAGATCAGCAGGACGATGAGCAGCGTCTTGCCTTGCTGGCGTGTGCATTCGATACACACGTCGCGGTGAGTCCAGAGCCGGATAGGTGGCCGCCCCTCGCGGGCGGCGTCCTCGATCTCTTCGGCGGTAGCGTCCTGCACCGACAAGATGCCCTGTAGTGAGCGCCATTGCCACGGCATGGTGCGCAGCCCGATGTCGAACCCGAACCGGCCACACCGGTCGGCCTGCGCCGACTCGTCGCCGGGGTGCCGCGACTCGAATTCCGGTGTCTGGCGGCCCTTGAGGCGTGGCCAGGACCCGACCCAGGCCGGAAGGCTCGGCTTAGTACTTTTCGAGCGGGCTTGCGCCATTGGGCTTGCTCGGTGCCTTGCCGCGCCGGGCGTGAACCGCCGCGATGAGCTTGCGCAGCTGCTCGGACTGGGCGCGCTGCTGGATGAGCACGTTGTTCACGACGACCTCCGTCGCCTCGGTGCCGATCTTGACCTGTAGCCAGGCCTCCCGGTCGCCATTGAGTAGTGCGTTCATGCGGGCGAGGTAGTCGGCGGCGTGCCCGGCCTGCTCGATGAGAATGCGCAGCGAGAAGGGGTCGCCCGGTTCGGACAGATCGTCGATGAGCTGCTGACCCGGGGTCTTGCTGGCTGTTTGCTTCCGGGCGGCACGCTTAACTGGGGTATTAGCTGGCTTTGCTGCCTGGTTTGCCGGTTTGCGGGTGGACATTGCTATCCGTCCGCATTCCCGGTTGAAAATAAAAAAGCGACTGGCGCCCCGGGGGTCACGTGGCCACCCCACCTGGATAATTTCAAGGGGAGGGGCTTTGACCTGCGGTTATGGCACTTTCGGGTGTGTGCATTGGTGCTGGTCAGGGGCTTTTCGGCCCATCGGCTGGCGATCACCACGACATCACACCTCCGTCGTGTTTGCTGGCAGGGTCGAGATGTTTGCTGTGTGACTGGTCGGCGTACCACCGCTTTGCTGCCTGTGCCATGCGCCACGGTCGTTCGGCTTTGCATCGGGCCATGACCACGCTCTGACCAGGGTCGATGGTGATGACCTGCGCGCCAGCGGATCGGTAGCGCGCGAGCAGTCCCTCGCCGGGCATGGAGTGGATCAGGTACACATCGCACTGGCCCGCGAACGTCAGCGCCGTATCGATCGCGGCCAGCCGCGCGGCCTTGGTCACCGAGCGAACGTGCTGCGGCGGGTCGTGCGGGTCGGCACCGGCGGGCGTGAGCACCGAAGCGATGGCGTCGTAGTCGATGGTGATGTCGCCGTGCTTGGCGTGCTGTCGCACCCATGTGGACTTGCCGGCCGCAGGCGGGCCGGTCACCAGGTAGAGCACCGTGCGCCCTTGTCCATGTTGCATTTGAGATGAGCGCATTGGACGTTGGTCGTTAGATGATCGCCGCCGAGTGACATCGGCACCACGTGGTCAAGGCTGGCGCTCATCCGATGGGGGTATGTCAGCCGCGGATCGACTGGTTGGCCGCAGATGCCGCACTGCCAGTGGTCGCGCTCGTAGATCGTTCGGGGGTTGATGTACTCGTACTGAACGCCGTACTTGCGGGCTCGCTTTCGGTGTCCCTTGTGATGCCAGCGGTGCGCGTCGCACAGCGTGCGCCGGCCAGTGAACGACTGGCCACATACCTCGCATGTTGAGGTGATCGCTGCAGGCTTCGTTTTGGCAACTGGGTTGGTGCGGACCTTGACGCGGTGTCGCACTTGGTAATACCGATTCAGCGCGCGTTGATCATCGCCAGTGCAGCCATCCTGTGCGCGCTGTATACGCCGACATGATTGGCACGTGATCTCGGTGCGAGAGTTGCGGCTAACGATGCGTAGCTGACCGCACTGGGAGCATGGCTGGCTGGCCACTATCACCCCCAGAAATGCAGGAAGCCCCACAACCTTGGGGATGTGGGGCAGCTGTACAACCCGGCGATTGGCCGCGGTCAGCTCGTTACGTGTTCACCAGTCCATAGCTAGGCGCTCAGACCGGAAGTGGGTCTGGTTCGGTTGGCCGGTCAGTGCGGGGCGCTTGTGGTCCCTACTGCCGTCGCCCCGTTGTCCGTTGCAGGTGGAATGCAGAAGTCGGTCGGCTCTGGTGCCGCCCATCGCGCGGGCGAGGGAATGATCGGCGGCCAACGCCCTTGCATCCCAATTACGTTCAGCCGCTTTGAACATCGGACGGTTGCACCACCAGCACAGATCGCCGTCGGTGTGGCAACGAATCAATCGCTCGCGATGCTGGCGGTGCGTCCAGCCCAGACCGCGATCGGTGGTGCTGGCCTTACGGCCGGGCCTCGGCATGTGCGGTGTCCGGCTCGGCCTCGGCGCGCGCTGGCGGTGCCTTAGGTGCGGGTGCGACCTTGACGGGTGCGACGGATGGCTCGCTGCCGTCCTGCTCCACATCCAGCGTCCAGCCGTTGGCGCGGGTAGTGATGGTCATCGTGGTATCCCCAATGGGCTGGCCCAGCTCGGCCAGCGTGCCCGCCTGCGCGAGAGTGACCATCACGGCCAGACCCCAACCCTGCCCGCCGGATTGGCGCTTAAGGTCGGGGATATCCGGCGGCGTGGAACGCCACTTACCCGGGTCGGCGTCCATCAGGACCTTGCCGTCGACGGTGATCTTGATATTGCTCATTGGGCTAGGAACTTTCGTAGTTGGCGGGCATCGATCGTCACGTCGTCGGTCTTGCCGACCGTCAGCACCAACAAGGGCGTGGCGCGCTGGTGGTCGGTGCGGTCGTACAGCGTGACGATTCGGGTGCCATCCGGCGCTTCTGCGGCATCCTGGCGCAGCTGTGCCGCATCGGCTTTCGTCAGTACGTCGAATTCGCCATCGATGACCGACCCAAGGGCCTCGGCCCAGAGCTTGGCGGCCTGGCCGATCATTTCCTTCGCCTGATCATCAGGCATACCGGTCGCCCGGAAGCCGGGAATCGGAATCACTCGTGCGGGACTGTTTGCGTCGCCGGGATGTTGAAGGGCTCCCGAAGCGAACGTGCGAGTGAGCAGGTCGACTAGGGATTGGTTCATAGCGCGTGTGCCCTCCTTTGGGGCTGCCGGGAGTGACGGCGGGCCGCTCTAGTGACTTGCAACCTGGCGCAAAACAACTGGCCAGTCCATAATGAGAAAGGCGCCAGCAAAGTGGCGGTCAGACGCAAGGAGGGGTTGCAGTGAGCATTGGGCTGATCGCACTTACGCCGATTGCGGTGTTACTCGGGTACCTCTGCTGGCAGTTAGTCCGCAAAGCGAGCCCTCGGGGGCCAAATCATGGCGGTCGTCGCGTTTCGGACGGTGCGCCTGGGTATAGCCCGGGAGCCGGGGCCGACACGGGAACCTTTGGCTTCTTCGGCGGATTCGGCGGAGACAGTGGCAGCGGTGGCGGCTACTGCGACAGCGGCGGATTCAGCGATGGCGGTGGCGGGTGCGACGGCGGCGGTGGTGGCTAAAGGCCAGCTGCACGCCGTTCCGGCACCGCGTTCCCCCTTGCCGGGCTAGTCGGAAACTCTCCGAGCGGCGCGGCCAGCCACCACCGCAGCGATGATGACCACCACCACGATCGCGATAGCCCAAAGCAACATGGTGAGCATGGCGGCCACACCATTGATCGCTGCCAGGTCGGCCGCCGCAGCAACGGGGACAAGCAGCCATGTCACCGGCAGAGCCGCGCGATGCCCGGCTTGCCAAGCTTCCTCACTGGCCATCGTGGACGGTATGCGAATACCCATCGTTTGATTGCGTGCCAACCGGCCCGTCGCCGCGCGCCACGTCACAGACACAACGATCACCGCGAGAAGAGCGGTAACGATGAGCTGGAAACCGAGCATGAACGTATCGGGCATGCCAGCAACGATAACTGCGAGGCGGTGCTACCCCTGAAACGACGAAAACCCCAGCTAGGCCGGGGTTTCCATGCAGTGGACATAGTTGTCCCACCGACATGTTGAGACTCATTTTGCCATATATGCAGGTCAGGCCTGCGATATCGGCTTTCGCGTGTCGCGACGCCACACGGTGTGCGCGGCCATGGGTGCCGAGGCCAGTGCTGGCGCGTCCTGCACGGGCAGCTTAGGTCTCAACCTCGGCCAGAGGATGGAGATCTGGCGAACACGGGCCGACCCACCGACCGAGACGTGGCGTCCCATGGTCGATGTTGCTCCAAGATCGCGGTACCGCGCGAGGGTCTTCATGCTGTGTCTACCAGCGGAGATGCAAGCCCGTGCTGAAGTGGCTAACTCAATAGCTGGGGTTTTCTCGACATGGCAACCATCTGTGTGCAATGATCTGCCCAGGGGCGCGGTCAGCGTCGGCTGAAAGGGGCGGTTGCATTCATGGTCATGAAGGATCGTTGGACGATGCCAGCGGGTTTGCGGCGAGCCTCGGCACTGGTGGCAATTGCCGCTTTGGCTGTCGGTGGAGCGAAGGTTGTCGATGACCACACACTTCCCGGTAGCGGATTCTCGGCGGTCGCGACTGTAGCCGCCGATCCAACAGGGCCAGGCGGACCTACCGGCGGGCCGGGCATGGACGGGGGCCAGCAGTTCCAGCCGCCGCAGATGCCCAGCTCAATGCCCGATTACCAGGGCGGCAACAATCAGCCGCCGATGGATCAGAACTCCGGAATCTCAATCTATAACACGGGATCGCCTGGCGCGCAACAGGTTCCAGGGCAGCAAGCCGGGCAGCAGCCGCAGCAGGCGCAACAGCCCGCTCACGGCACGCAGATCCCGGACTATCAGACGGCCACGCCGTACACGCAGGGTCCCGGTAAAGCGAATCCGGATTACCAGGCACCGCAACAACAGTCGCCACAGCAAGGTCAACAGCCGCAACAGCAGCAGCCGAGTCAGGCGCCAACGCAGACTCAGCAGCCGCAGAATAAGCAGGACCAAGACACTCAGCAGTTGGATCAGAAGCAGCAGAAGTGCCAAGCCGCCATGCTGCAAATGGGCAACACCCCAGCCGCAGCGTTGGTGAGCGTCGGCGGAACTGTGGCCGGTGGCGGCGGCCGTAGCCCTGCTTGGTTCGATCCCTGGCTGGACCCGACGCCCACGCCGTCGCCGTGTGACGGTGCCTGCCCGCCGAACACTACGGAGAAACCGAGCCTGGAGCAGAGGATCGAGGATCTGGAAAAGGCCAACAGGGCGAAAGACGAGAAGATCGCCGAGCAGGACAAAAAGATTGAACAGCTGGAGCAACAGCAGCATGAACAAAATCAGTGCACGACCGGTGAAAAGATGAACATCGGTATGGGAATTGTGGGTGGTCTGTTAGTCGCGGCTGGGGGACTAATATCGTTGACTGGGGCGGGTGCGGCCATCGGGGTGCCTGCGGTGGCGACGGGCCTGACAATCCTCGGTGGTGGAGTCGTCACTACTGGCGCTGTGATAAACGGAATCGATTGCGCGAATAGGTAATAGGCGTATTGGAAGGGCGGATGAGAACAATGAGGTCGAACCCGAGACTTGTGATCGCCTTAATAGCGGTGGGGTCTATTCTTTTGATAGCTGGATCGATCATCGGGGCAGTTTCGCAGGCGGGTCTTTATCTCGTGCTCGCCGAGGGAGTCGTCGGTATCTACGGTTTGGGGTACGTGGTCTACCTGTACCGGAAGCTGGGCAGGTCGGGACATAGTGGCGATTAAGCTGGCTTGTGCGGTATTAGCTGTAGCCGCTGCAACCGCGGCATGCAACGGGGCGGATTCGCCCGCCGTGACCCCTAAAGCCACTCCGCAGCAAGCATTCGATCAAATCCCCGGCCAGTTTCCGGAGCAGGCGGCTGGGATACCGGGTGCTTCTATTGCGCCTGTGGGTGCGTGTGTGAGTTTGGATGGGCCTAGTACGGCGGCGAAGCTAAAGGTGGTGGATTGTGGTTCGCCGTCCAACGGTTACAAGGTGATTCAGCGTGTTCCGACGCCTGCCGAGTGCCCAGCAGATGTGGATCACAAGTTCTATATGTATCCAGATGAAGGTGAGTTCACGGCTTGTCTGGATTACGCATGGAGCGCGAACGACTGTCTGAGCATCGGGAAAGTGACAGCGGTTCGTGCGGCCTGTGATGACGCGTCGAAGCCAAAACGTGAGAAGCCGCTGAACCTTGTCTTGAACACGACGACGAACGCTGATTGTCCGACCGGTGGTTTTCCGCACCCGGTGCGCCGGTTCACGGTGTGCACGGAGACGCAGAAGTAGCCTGTCATGTGTGGCTGATGGTGTAGCTCAGCGGCGGTGGACCGCTGACGAGCTGGCAGTGGCGCTGGACCGGTCACTATCGTGCGCCGAGGCCGGCGCGAGGTTGGGCCGCACCCGGCTACAGGTGGAGAAGGCCCGAAAGCGGTACCGGGGACGCGATATTGAGCAACTGCTCGCCCAGAAACGTGGTCGCGCTACCGAGCTAGAGCAGGTAGCCGAGACCGACATCGCCTGCTATGGGTCATGGACACCACAGGAGATCGCGATCGCACTGGACCGGTCAATATCGCGCGCCGAAGCGGCCCGCCGGTTGGGACGTTCCTTCAGGGCGATCAAGCACATTCGAGACCTGCAGCGCCAAAAGGCCTCGGGTTTGATCCCGGCGCGCGAGTCGCGCGCGGAGCCGATACGGCAGCGCCTCTGGACCGAGGATGAGATCGCTGTCCTGGCCGATGAGTCGCGCACACCCACGGAGATTGCCGCCGAGTTGGGACGTTCGATCAATTCGGTGACTGTGGCTCGCGCGCGGTGGCTGGGGCGCTTGCAGGGCAAGGTCCCTGAACATCTGCACGGAACCTACACCGCGGTGAGCCGATACGGATGCCTATGTCCGCGCTGCCGGGACGCGGCCGAGGCCGAACGGCTACGACGCCAAGAGGCCACCCGGCACACGGCGGTCAACTACAAGGAACCCTGGACCGACCACGATATCGAGATCGCGCTGGATCGCAGCCTGACCGTCATTGAAGCCGCACAACGCTTGGGGCGAACCCATAGCTCGGTGCGTGCGCTGCGATACAAGTACCGCGACGCCTGATTGCCGTTGGGCACGAGGTCACCGACGTACGCGTTTGGGAATCGATCGCGCGGCGGCCGTGCCATGCGCCAGTTCTACGCCGGGGCCTGATATCGCTCAGATGTGTCGGAACCTTGGGGTTAGATGTGTCGAAACACTCTCAGCTATGCGCATGACGAGGGAGGGAGGCATTCATGGAACCGATTACCGCGGCGCTCGGCACGGCCGCCTCGACAGCTAAGGAAATGCTGTCTCTAAAGCTGGAAACCCCGTTCATCCTCTTCGGCAGTCTGGTGGGGGAACTGAGTTGCTGGGTGCTGTTACCTGGTGACTATGTGTTCACGACGCCTTTGGGTGGCTTGTCGAAGTTCGTTGCGTGGACCGGGTGGACTTCGGCGTCATCATGGATCGACATAGCCCGTCAGTGGATCACTAGTCCGGAGCGAGCTGATGCTACATACTTCCTGTTTTCCTTGATGGTGGTCCTGGGCGTTGCGTTCGCTGCCTACGGTACGCGCGCCGCATTCTCTGCACTGGTGGGCATCGGTGGACTCATCGAAGTTGGCGCGACAACGAGCGCGTGGCTCATACCCCTGGCGGCACTCCTGTTCGTGGCGATCTTTACACGCCTGCTACCACCCGATGGATTCAGCGGCTGGCTATACGCCGAGCAGGTCTGCCTCATGCTCATAGCGGCGCTGATCTACTTTGTGCTGGCGCTCTTTGCCCTGGTGATCGGCGAACCGAAACCAGAGCCTCGTCAAAGCATTGATCTTGAAATACCGAGCAGGACGAAAAGATTCATTGACGAGCGTCTCGAAGCGTTCGGGATGCAGCTACATAGACCCCGTCGGTTACCCACCATTGAAGTGGATCACGACCGGCTGGCGCAAGCCTTGCGCAATGCGCAAGCGGACCAATCCTTGACGCGCCCGCGGCTGGGACCCGGCGTCCACAGTCGCAGGCTAGACGGCAAGTGAGCCAGCCGATTTACCCCGCGTGCGGGCACTCGGGATCGCGCAGTTACGGGCCTGTTTGCCCGCCCGGAACTTTGGGATGTAGATACGGAGCCGGCACCCAGCCGTCGTCAGTAAGTCTCTCCCCAGGGCTGTGGTGAGACGCTTCGACTCGAAGCCAAACTCCAGGCGGGAAGATGTACGACCTGCCCGCGTGGTCGTACCACACGCCGAGCGCTCCACCCGGATAAACCAGATATGCATCTACGTCAGTGAACGCGCCGAAGTCCTCGAAGGGCTCGGCACCTGCGACAACGCTCACCCAAAAGCTCATGCTAAGAGCCTACCGGGTTTATGGTCGCTGGTTGAGAATCTCGGCCGCGCACTCTCGCGTTTCTAGGCCGCTCTGCTCGCACCGCGCGCACGTCGCCAATGCGAACCATCTGATGCCCCTCGGCATCGCGGCCGCGCACCGGCACCCACCCGCGTCTAATCCAGCGCTCGATGGTCGACTGCGGTACGTGCTCGTCGAGGCGGGGGAGTACCACGTCGACCAGCTCGCGCACGGTCGCGTTGCGGTCGTCGAGCTCGCCAAGGTTGCGTGCCAGCACGTCGGCCACCGAATGCGCGGTGTCGCACTGCGGGCACACGATCGAGCCGCTATGACTCGGCGCCATGAGTGCGTACCCGCACCGGGTTGAGTTGTCGCCCTTGCGGCCCCGCTCGGCAAGCACCTCGTCGGGTGCCGGGTCGGTGATGCATGGCCCGATGATCATGGGTTCGGGTGGGCGGTTCACCACGCGTGTAATTGACCGGTACACCTGCTCGATCTCGTCGCAGATCTCGGCGCCGTTCTCCTGCAACGCGATATTGGACGCGTGCCGGTGCAGCCACTTGGCCATGCGCGCCGTTGTGGCGACCGAGTGCGTATCGTCGCCGCGCCTTCCGGCGTAGGTCACGCGTAGGTCATCCGCGGGGGATTCGTCGGAGGTGCACATTTCCGGGGCGCCGTCGCAGTCGTCACACAGCGGTCCGGCCGCCGAGGTGGGCAGCGTGACGAAGCACCGTCGACACGAGCCCGCCCGGGCCGGCGGTGCCGAATCGAGGCTGAACCGATCTGCCGGCCGCCGTGCATCCGAGTCGACGACTATCGGCAGCGGCCTTGGCCGGGTGCGGAACTCGGGCACGTCCAGCCCGCGTGTCTCGCACATGTCGCGAATGGTCGTAGACAACGCGTTGCGGATCCGGTCAAGCTCGTCGCTGGCGCGTCCGTTGACCCGGCCGAGCGCCAGGGCATGCCACAGTGCGGCCTGGTGTCGGTCTCGGTGGTCCCTGGCGGTCGGGGTGGTGTCCTTGTCGCGGGGGAACGGCTCGACGTGGCTCACGAGCGTGTCGTCGCCGTGCAGCACGTCGCGGCGTTCGCCCTTGCGTGCACCGTCGCCCAGGCTCGCCTGGCCGACAGCGGTCTCGGTGAGTCGGTCGATCCACCACGGCAGGTCGGCCAGGCGCTTGCGCAGCTCCGCGATGCAGGCCTTGCACACGAACAGATCGGTTGCGCGTTCGCACCGCTTGCACTTTGTCAACGGTTGAATCCCCTTACCATCTTGGCGAATTGGACATCGATATCACGCTGTTCGATCTGCTGGAGTAGGCCGTGCTGCCAGGGCTGTAGCGGCTTGCCAGCTTCGGCGCAGAGCTCGGCTATCCGCTCAGCGTCGCCGTGCCGCATTGGGCTCATCGAGGCCACCTGGTGATCGTCACGGACAGGTCGGCGCTTTGGAGCAGTTCGGCGAGCGTTTCGGATACCGGGGCGAGTCGCTGTTCCAGCGCCTTGCACGTCATGCAGAACCACACACGCTCGTGATGCTCGTCGGACTCCGAGCACAGCTGGCGTGTGCGCCAAGAGACCCCGCGCGAGGCCTTCACCATTGGCCGGCCAATGAGCGCCTCATCGGAGCACCCCCGGCAGCGAACGCGCCGAATGCCTCCGGGCCCTCGTCGAATCGGCACCAGGTCTCGTAGCCACCGGTGAGTCGCTTTTCGATGCGCCACTCGCCGCCGCGCTTGCAGATCCGCCAGGGCGCGGGTGGGCGGTTGGGCCAGAACGGGGTATCGAGTTTCAGGTCGAGGGGATTGCGAAAGGCGAACACCGAATCGAGGGTGTAGGCCGACGGCGACGGCTTGCGCGGCTCGTCGTGCAGCTGGCCGTCGTAGAGGTACCCCTCGATCAGCGTGCCGTCGGTGAGCTGGATGGCCACGCGCCCGCCCTCTTCCAGCCCGGGGCAGGGTAACCGCTCGGGGTCCGTTTTCTGGGTCATCGTGTCTCCGTTCGCATATCGATTCCTGGGGCTGTGGTCGCCGCTGGCGGGTTTTCGGGCCGTTCGGGACTATCCGGTCGCAGCGCGGGGATTTTCGAGCGCTGCGCGGGCTCTGGCGGCCCCGGCTTTGGCGACTTCGGTTCGGTCAACGTGATCGCAGACGCGGGTGCCGTCGTAGCCGTCGGAATCGCAGATCTCGCACAGTGCGATGGCTGCGAGCTTGGCCTCCAGGGCTGCCTGCTGCTCGGATTCGCGTTCGGCGCGGTGGATCTCGGCTCGGGCACGCCGCGCGTCAGCGCAGGCGCCGCAAGGCTCGCTGGTGCCGTCGGGATGCTTCGAGCAGTGGGGGGTCTTGTCCTCGCCCGCGTCTACCAACGCAAGATCCCCTACCAACTGATTACTTACTTGGTGTGGGGTGGTGTGGGGTGGTGTTGTTGGTGGGACAGACGCGTGACCGGACGTGTGAGTCACGGTGTCTGTCACGCGTGACCGACTGCGTGACTTAGCCTTCCGTTGACGTGCCTGCTCCCTGGCCGCAAGTATGTTGACCTTGAGGTTTTCTGGTTTCCAGTCGTGGAACCACCAGCCCGCCTCGCCCTCCTTTTCGCCTCGGCGCCATAGCTCCGCATCGACGAGTTTTCGTGCTTTTGCAACACCTTTCGGCTGCTGCTTTACCCACCATTCGGCCACAAAACCGTCCGTCAAATAGGCCATGCAATGCGATCCGGCGCGTGCCCACATGCCCAGCGCCTCGTCTCCGGCGCGCTGCGCCTTGGGGTGCGAGTGGAACGCATCATCGACGGGGAACCACATCAGGGGGTCACACTTCCTTGTTCGTCTTGGGAATTGGCAATTTCGAGCAGCACATCGGCATGGCAGTTGATCGAACCGAGCGATCCATTACGGCTCACTCGGCGCGGTGGGCACCAGCACGCGAGGTCATGGCCCGCCAGCTCGCGTCGAATCTGATCAAGGCTCGGGTAGTTCGGATACCGACCATTGAGCAGGTCGCACTCGAAAAGCCACGCTGCGAAGTGTCGCGCGGTGGCCATGTCGCAATAGGACGGACCGCCGGTCAGGTCCAGGGGTGAGCCGTGTACGCGGTACATCGTGCAGAACCGGCCGTGCTCCGGCGTGATCCGAATCGGGTTGCCCCACTTGCTCGGCCGCCCGACGTAGATGGCGCCTTCGGGCATCCGCCAGCCCGCGGTGCGCTTGCGCTGAATGCGCTCAGGCATCACGCCACCTCGGGGTACTGGTCCCATGTGCGCCCGTCCAGCTCGCGCCCGGCACGCTTCTTGCCGACGCGATTGACCAGATTCCAGGATCCCAGCTTCAGCGCCGCGTCTCCGTACCCTGCGATACGTCCCGTGTCATGGTTTACCCACTGCTCGCGACCAACTCCGTCTTCGCGCATCCGAGGTCGCCACTCGCCCCACTGTTTGAACAGGAACGGCACACCGGCGGCTACACACTGATCGCGCATCGAGCGTGCCCAGTCGGGATGCATCGGCCTTGCGCCCGGGCCGGATTCGCCACCGACGATCACCCAGTCCAGATGCCCGATCCAGAACACCGAGTCTTTCCCGATCGGGTCGGCATGTAGGTCGATCGGCCCGAGAAGCGGCTCGGCACTGACGAACCGTACGGCGGCCGGGGTGTCCAGCAAGGCCGGGATGCGGAGGTCCGCGCGCTTCTGCTCCTCGGCGCTCACACCCAACCAGACGTTGGGCAGCGGCCAGCGCTCGGCTGGGTCGGTCCCGAGCGATTCGGATTCGTCGGGACCGTCTTCCACGCTCCAGGCGTCCCATACCAACTGGAGAAAGTCTCTTGAATTCAAAAGCGCCCGCATGCGCCCGTGCCGTTTGGTGAGCAGCTGGAACGTGTGTTGCGGCGCCAGCGCCATCACTGCGAACACGCGGGCTATGTACTCGTCAGGCACCTTGTCGTGGAACAGGTCTGACATCGAGTTGACGAACACCTTGCGCGGCTTGGTCCAGCGCAGCGGCAAGTCGAGCTTGTCGGGACGCAGCTGCACATCGAATCCGGTCTCGAAATAGTGCCCCCGCGTGCCGCGCCAACGCTCGGCGAATGTTTCCGCGTAGCAGTAATCGCAGCCGGGAGACACCTTGTCGCAACCGGTTACCGGATTCCATGTGGCATCAGTCCATTCGATGCCGGTCTTGTCGCCCATCACTCACCCCTTCTGAATTTCGTATGGCACTTCTCGCACCGCGGCCGACCGGCGCTGTGCGGCTCGGTCTTGCAGTCCACGCACAGGCCGGACTGGTAGGCGGCCGTGCTCTCGGGGGTGCGGGTCATGCGCCGGCCTCGAAATCGCTATCGCAGGTGGGGCACTCTGGACCGAAGTTCGGGACGTTATGCGGGCAGGCCAACATCGATACACGCCGTCCCTGATGCTCACCGGGTGGATGGTCGGTGGCGAGCACGCACCCGGGCTCTTGGCACATCGCTATCCGGCTCATGCGGCCACCTCGCAAACGCTGAGCAGCCAATAGAGCGCGGCAACGGCCTGTTGGGGTACGACGCCGTTGCCGATGATGCGCAGCATGGCTGATCGACTCAGCGCAGCAGTAGCGTGGTCACGTGGCACGCCGTTCTTGAGCATCCCGGGACGCTCAGGGTGTGAGATGCCTACTCGTGTAACCCATCCGAGCGGCCAGCCCTGCATCCATTCAGAGAACTGGGCTGCCAGGCGCGGATTCCCTCGCGCGCCCGGCTCCGTCGGCGAGGGTGCCTCGCGGGTGATGGCTTCCCAACGCCTGATCGCGGGCTCGTACTTGCCCCATTGCGGCGTGCCATCGAGAAGCGCGTAGTCGACCAGTTGGCGAGTGTGCCCCTGACGTTTGTCCAACGACTGGCCACCTCCCGAGGAGTCGCACGCCGACGGCGTGGGTAGCAGGGCAAGCGTGCGAAACACGGTCGTGATCAGGTCATCGCCGCCTGAGCCGTCGCGGCCTACCCGCGCGTAGTCGGGCCCGCGGGCGCCATCGCTGGCTGCCGGGGTTGGCAGTAGCGCAAGTGCTGAGTACAGGTCGTGGCCGCCCTCGCGGTTGGGGTCGGCGGGCCCCTTGTGGTCCCGTGCAGCGGGTGTCGGAAGCAGGTCCATGATCGAGTCCAGCCCCGGACGCACCGCTGCACCAGGACTCGGAGACTGATTGCTCCCATACCGGCTGGCCGTCGGGGTGGGCAGCAGATCTACGGCTGCCAGCTCACGGGAACCTCGTCCCAGCTGGTGAATTCCCGTGGCAGTTCCCCGCGCGCTATCTCGATTGCTTGGGCCAGACTCGGCGACGACATCGAATCCCTGCGCATCGCCGCGCTTCTGCTCGTGCGGTCGGCTGCCGCTCTCGGCGTCGGCAGCAGTTGGCATACCGCCGAGGGCAGCATCAGATCGCCCGAGGAGCCCCGTTGATTCGGGCCGCCCTTCGTCCCGTCGGTCGCCCTCGGAGTTGGCAGCAGCGCGGCGCAGGTCTCGCTGGTCGAGGCTCCACGGCTTGCCCGCGGGGTAGGCAACAATGAAGACCCGTTCGCGGCGGTGTGGGGCGCCGACTTCGGAAGCGGCAACAGTTGTCCATTGCGCGTCGTACCCGAGGTCGGCCAGGTCTCCGAGTACGGCTCCCGCTGCTCGCAGAAGAGGTCGGCTTGATCGGTCTCCCAGATCATCCGGGCCGGGTTCCATTGCGCGATGGGCGTAGCCACTGAGTAGCCCCCTGACGTTCTCGATGACCACGAGTTGCGGTCGTAGTTGATTGATTGCCTCGGCGTACTCCAGCCAGAGTCCCGACCTTGTGCCCGTTGCGAGTCCAGCGCGACGGCCCGCCGCTGACACGTCCTGGCAAGGAAACCCACCGCACAGCACGTCGACAGGCTCGACTGCCGACCAATCAACGGCGGTGATGTCGCCCAGGTTCGGCACGCCCGGCCAATGGGCAGCAAGCACTTTCGCCGCATCCGGGTCGGCCTCGCAATGCCACACCGTGCGGCCACCAGTGACATGCTCAACGGCCAGGTCCAGGCCGCCGGCGCCGGAGAAGAGTGATCCGATTCGTGGTGTCATGCGGTGGCCTTGGCTCTCTCGCGTTCCTCGCGGGCCAGCTCATACAGCAGCGCTGATGGCTGAAAACCGTTACGCCGTAGCTGCTCCGACATGGAGTTGTAGGTGATGCCCATTTCCCGCGCAGCCGCATGGTCGGGTACGCCGATGTACACGTATTCGGACCATTTGAGTACGAACGGTTTTCCGGTCTCGGGAGGCAGTTCGGGGTCCATCCACATCACGTAGTCGCGGGTGGATGGGGCGCAGGTTTGTTGGCCGCGAAGGATCTGGCGCAGAGTAGTGACGAGCTTTCCCGGGTGACCGTTGGCGGCCGCGATGGCGTTGATGGTCCAACCGATCGCCTGCAGCTTCTCCAGGTGCTCGCGCACGGGGGTGGCGTCGATGTAGCGACGGGAGATGGACGGGGCGGTCATGCGTTCACTTGGTTGGGCAGTAGGGCGTCGATGCCGGGAAGATCCGACCTGTCGACTGGCTTTATGGGCATCACTGCACCGATCCATGAATCACCGATCTCGACGCGCTGGACCGCCCGGTCTTCCTTGCGGTAGAGCCGGATTGACTCCACGTGTCGGGGCGTGCTGTGCCGCTTTGCGATCTTCAATAGCGGTGCCAGAACATGCGGATTCCATACGCTGAGCATCAGATCGCGCCATGACCGGTCGGACAGCTCCATGTCGTCGGTGAAGACCCGCCGGAACGTCTCGACTGGAAACGTGTTGGCGTGCTGGGCGTGGAACTCGAATACGGTGTCCGAATCGAACAGGGCCGGGGTCTCGCGGACCGTGACGGCCCACTCGGGAAGCTCGCCGTCTTTCAGCTTCCCATCCGGCGGTGGAGCTACCGAGGTGAGGATGTCGACCGTTACCTGCTGTTCTTTACTCCTCTTGGCCGCCAGCGCCTTGCAAATGCTGACCACGATGGCGGCGGCATCAACAGTCCACACCGTTGCCTCACCCTGGCCGATGCACTCGGCCCAGGTGTGACCGAGGACGAATCCGGTGGAGGACAGCCCGGCCAGCACGTCCGTCTCGCCGGGCTCGTCGCCGATTGCTGCTCGGTGGGTGGCCAGGTGGATACCGCGAGTCTCGTCGGCAGTGTCCAGCAGGTCGGTCAATAGGTTCGCGAGCTTGCCCGCCTCGATGGTGATCATTCGGCACCCTCCGCGCGGTCGGCTTCGAGAATGTCGATCAGGGTGGTGGCCTCGGTCTTGGTGAGATCCTTGGTGCTGGCCACAGGGTTTCGGGTCCTGCTCAGTGCCGACGAGATCCATGCCAGGGCAGCGTCTTTGTCTTCGAGGCCGCGCTCCCGAAGTAGGGCGTACAGCTTGCGCGACTGGGCCGGGGTGATCAGTTCGACGGTGGGCGCTTCCGGGGTGGGCTCGGCGGGGGCCGGTTCAGCTTCAACCACCTCGGGTTCTGGTGCGACCGTCTCGGGTTCTGGCTGTGCCAGTCCGGCCGCAGCGCGTAGACCCTTGAGGCCCCGGTCCGCGCGGTCGGCGCGTACGCGGATCGTCTGGGGTTCTGGCTCAAGTTCCTCGTGTAGCGCCGGCATTCCCAGCAGCACATCAGGCGCGAGCTTGCGGCACACCTCGGCGGCGGCTTTCGCATACAGCATCGCCTGCGGGTCGGTGATGTACTTCATGTTCCCGAGCAGCTTGCCGTTGCTGTTCTTTTTCCATTCGCCGTTGTCAAGCTTGATCGGCACGTACTCAGCCTTGGTGGCGCGCTCGATATCCCAAGTGCTTGTTTGGGTCCGACCGTCGGGCGCAGTGCCGGTGACGGTGACCGAATCGTCAGTGCTCGAATCGGTTTCGATGACATACCCATGGCGCTTGACCAGCGCGACCATGGTGCGGGCATAGATCGCGGGGGTGCCGTGCACCACGAAGATGTTCTGTAGCGACTGAACCGGGTTGAGTCCCAGCTCGGCGCCGTAGAGGATCGCGGCGGCCGCATTGCCGGGCTTACCCCGGTAGGTGATCGGTACCAGCTCACTCGACGCCAACGCGTCCCCGAGCGCCTTGGCGTTCGTCATGGCCTCGACATGCGCGGCGAGAGCCCCAAGAGCTTCCGGCACTGACGTACGGCTCGGCGGCAGTACCTCGATGTCGGTGTCAACAGTGGAGAGTTCGATGGTCATGCGGGTTGCCCTTCTTGATTGATGAGTTGTTCGAGGTTTTTGGTTGCGAGTACCAACGCCACACCGCCGCGACCGTGTGCTCGGCGATCGGCAATCTTGATGTCGCCGCACTTCGCGTACTGGGCGCTGCCCATGTAGTCGAGAAGGTGCGTTTTGCCGCCGCGTAGATCACGCTCACCGGCCTTTTGGTCGAGGTCCGACTGCAAGAGGGTGCGGGCGAACTCGGGATCGATCTGGACCTCGCTGCCGTCGATATCCGGGTGCAGCGCCTTGACGGTCTCGTACGTGGAAACTGTTTTGTCGAGTGCCGGCCGAGAGCCGTTTGCGATTGAGCGCTCCCACTGGAGACAGCGCTCGGCGATGACGTTGGCGAGTTCGGCATCCCATTCGACGTGGTAGATGCGTGGCTTCCCGTACTGTGCCCAACACACGAGGTCGGCAGTTTCATGCCACCCGGTGATCAACATCTGCATGAGCACTTGGGCGGCGTAATCGCGAGGCAGTTCGCCGCTACCGTCGTCTCCGAATTCGCCTAGATCCCTTGCGGTCTTGACCTCGACGACACGACGCAATGCGCCACGGGAGCCGCGCAGGTCAACGGTCGCCAGGTTCGCGAACGGTAGAGCATCGTTGCTGTACTGCACCTCACCCTGCGAAATCCGCCAACCTGGATTCTTGAACTTCCAGTACTCGCGCGCGGCAAGCTCGCACGCGTGCCCGTAGTCGAAATCATCCTGTTGTGCTCGGGAGATCGATGCTGGCTCAATGACTCCGGCCATCTCACACCACAAGGTGTATTGCGACTTCCAGCGGGAGACGCCGAGGATTGACGGCACCTTGCTCGGGGTAATTGTCCGCAACCACTCGGGCGATCCGGGCTCGACCACATCTTGTCGTTCCTTCATGCGGATACGGCCCCACGGGCGGAGACGCGTTCGGTGATTCGGAATGGCTCGCCGCTGCCCTCGCAGCTTCGGCCGGCGGTGTCCATGTGTGCCCAGATGTTGTCGCGCTGTGTCCGTGTGGCGCGTTGGCGGCATACGGGGCAGATGTGCTTGTTCACCAGCCCGCTCCCAATGCACGAAGCGTTGTATTGGCGCCATGACGGCTGCCGCGGTCGGAGGAGAATTCGACGAGTGCGGCCTCGGCGCCACTGTCGGCGGTCCAGGCGCATCGGGGGTCTGTGCCCGACTTCTTGACTGACTCTCGCCACGCCTTTTGATTGGCGACCAGGACGGCGATGCCGTGATTGCCCAATTTCTCAAATAGATCGGCGATTTCGAGATCCAGGATGATATTTACGACGCTGGGGGAGCACGCCCGTTCGGCCTTGTCGAACGCCACCATGAGTTCGTCGAATGTGGGTGCGGGGTCAAAGGTGGTGGTCATGCCGCACGCCCTTGGCTCTGCTGCGGCGCGGAAGCGTAGATGTCGACGTATGACTTGAGCAGTGGCACATGGCGTTTGCACCACACCCTGACCGATCCCACGATGATCTGGGCCGACTGATCGAGGCTGTAGCCGCGCGCCGACAGTGCCCGATATGAGTACCGGATGCCGTCGAAATTGGGTTGCGCGTCCAGCTCGTTGCACACGCGCCAGCCGCTCATCGTCACGAAGTCATCGGTCACCGGGTCGGCGTGCGAGTCCGGTGACGCCAGCAGCATCGCGGCGAGTACGGCGATAGCGGCCAGCACGACGGTGATCGCGTCATAGCTGCTCAGCCGGGGGCGACGACGCCAACGTGGCCTTGTAGGGATATGTTGGGGCATGCCAAGTCCTCTCAGGGGGATTGGTTATCGGGATGGCCCCGGCGGGTTCATTGGCGTGAGGTTCGCCGGGGCCGTTTCTGTTCAGTTGTGAATTTGGCGTCGGCGGTTACCTAAACCGCCCGGGGAATGTGGTTATGGGCCATCGGATTCGGTGACGCCCGACGGCCGCACGCCAGGCACGGCGCGTCGGGTCACCGCCTTACACTGCAACCACCGAGACGCGGTAAGGATCGCGCCGGCTACATAACGGGTGACAGCCCGTGCAGCGTAAGGAGACTTGTTGTGGACAGAGAACTTGCCATCCCTGGCTATCTGGCGATCAGCGTCGAAGCCGTCAACCGGCTGAAGAACCATGGTTGGAGTACCAACGAAGTCCTGATTGCTGGCTTGGCTGACCTGGAGTCCTTTGTGCGCACTCGACCCAACGACGCGCCCTTCATTGACGCCGGGCCCCTTGAGCCGTACCCAATCACAAAGATGGTCATCAATGGCTTCGAGGCCGCAGCGGAACGCACGAGCGGTGAGGTTCCCTACGGTGCTGCCGCGATAGAGCGGATAGGTTACGTGGTCGCTGCGGTGAAGGGGCTGGAGGCGCTCGTCCAGCAATTGAGCGCCAGAGTCGAGGCCCTGGAGCGGCTCTGATTCGTTGGTGTCGATGATCGCCACCCTGGCGCTGCCCAGTTCCTCATGCACAATTTCCCGGATATGGGACCCAGAGGACGATTTCATTGAGCGCACCCCAATTCGAATAGACCACAGGTGTTTTCATTGGCGGGCAGTCCCTCGGCGACGAGTCGGTCGCGGAGCTGTAGCTCGTACCGGCCGGGGCGGACACGGGTGTTCTCTCGGCGGTGGTCGCCGTCGGCCTTGCTGCCGTGCAGGTACATGTACGGCTTGCCCTTGAACGTGGGATGCCGATGTTCGGAGCCGTCGCGGCGAGTGCCGGCCCGCGGGCCCTCGGTTCGCATGGAGCCCTTGCCGCGCTGGTTGATTAGCCACTTCTTGACGTACAGGTGAGTGAAGAAGTCGATCTCCCGGATGGCTGAGAAGTACTTCTTGTGGAACGCGGTCAAGGTGATGCCGTCACCCGCCTCGATCGCGCGCCGGAACTGCTGGCCCGACTCCGCGCGCTGCTCGGCGTCAACGAGCCGTTTCGCGTACTCCAGCGGGGTCAGGCGCTCAACCGGGGTGGTGCCGTAGCTGCCGGTACGGCGGATCACAGGCAAGACCTCGCGGGTGATCCAGCGCTTGATGGCCGTGGCTTCCGGCTTGCGGGAGCGGAGCACAAGAGAGTAGAAGCCCGATTCCGAGATGATCGTCACGGACTGCACCCCGCCAGGGGTGTCCATAGCGTGTACCCCCTTCTCGTCGCCATCGAGCGCCGTAAGTGACGAGCGATTTACGTCGAGCAGCGCGAGGATGTCGGTGGCAACAAACCACGGGGAACCATCACGGAGGATGACGCGAAGCTGGTCGGCATCGGCGTAGGTGAACAGCTCGACGGCACTCACGCGGACACCGCTTGAACTATCTCGCGCCGCCTACGGCGCTCGGCCCATGCGCGTAGTTCGGTGGCATCCCACCGGAGCCGACTGCCGACCCGAGTAGGCGCCGGAAGGTCATAGAGTCCGCGACGGCTCCAGTCGCGCAATGTCTGCGGATGGATGCCCAAGATCGTGGCGGCAACCTTGGACGTGACCAGCACGGGCGTATGCGCCTCGCGCTGGATGCGGAGCAGGGCGCGAAGAGTCTCGTGGGCGGAGAGGGGAGTGAGGCCGGTATCGGCGATAGTTGTTGCTATGCGCGCCATTTCGACCGGCGAGCTATCGGCGGTCATGCCCGCCTGGGCGGCAAGGTCCTCAAGGTTCGCGGTCATGCGCTTCCCTGGCCCGCCCGCGACTGGCGCGGCTCGTATTTGGTATCGATCGAGTCACTGCTAATGCCGAGGGCATCGGCAATGGCGGCGAGCATCTGAACCGATGCACCGCGATGCCCGTTTTCAATCGCCGAGATCGTTCCCCGTTCGACCTTCTTGGGGAGCGAATACTCGCGGTTGATGTAGTCACAGACATCCTGGAGCGTCTTCCCGCTGGATTTCCGCAGTACTGCGAGAGGAACCATCGGTGCGGCAACCTTGGAGCGCTGGTTGGCGTAACGGCGGGATTGCATTGGCATAACGAGAACCATACGGCCAACACTAGAGCAATGCAAGGACATTGTTGGGAAAACATTGTCCGTACGTGCGGAAAGACAAGGATGTAAGGGCGCCGCAGATCACTCCTGGTGAGGGGCATGTTTGCCTAACTGGGCTTTTGTTTGCCTAAGTTTTGGTGCATCGTTGGCCATATGGAACCCAACTGGGAGAACCTGGCTCACCACGTCCGAACCCGTCGCATGTCACGCGGGTGGTCACAGGCGACTGTTACTGCACAGGGCGGTCCATCAGACACGTTGCAGAGTCGCATCGAAAACGGAGAGTGGGCGCCGAAGCGAGGTGTTGACGACACACTAAGCAAGCTCGATAGCGGGTTGAAGTGGGTGGAGGGGAGCGCGTCACGCGCACTTGCAGGCGACGAGCCACTTCCCGTCGAAGCAGTATCGCCTGACGAACGCCCAGAGCTGGAGTCGTTGGCCGCATCATCGGCTACGTTCTCGGAGTTTGAACGCAACCTTGTTGGTGCCGTGGTTCAGTCGACTCTCCGTCATCAATACGATGCGAATGAGCGCAAGTTGCAGGATATTTCCGCATATCAGAGCATCAATGTCGATACGGTCCACGCCATTAAAGCGCTGATGGATCTGCAGAAATATGTCAATGAGGCGGATAGATTAGATCGCGACGAACTTGATAGATTGATTCAGGCTGTGCGTACCCCGCTCCATAGCATCGGCGAACGAGTAGTCAATTACTCCGCAGAGTCGAATGCGGAGACGCAGCGGCTTGTTGACATAAATCGGTCACTGATCGCGACGTCAAGGCATCTGCGTGAAACGTTCTCCGGCGGAGACCTGGGAGATTTTTCAAACGTCGTTCCTCTCATGGGACCCACGGGCGCCGACCCACTACGCACTGATGTGCCGCCGCCGGACATTGGCGACCTCGATGTAGCAGCGTCGCGGCGTGAAAAGCAGTCTGATGGCGAATGCAACGACGGGGATGAAAAGTGACGCAGGGTATTCCGCACTGGGCTGCCGGACAGACCCGGCATTTCGAGGTCCTACCGCCGGAAACGGTCCTGACTCAGCTGGGCCGACGAAAGGCGAACGGGAGTATCGAGTTTCGTGAGATTCCAGCCTGGAGGAAACGGCACGGGGGTTGGATCGAGATCGATGTGTCGATGCTTGAGGGGAGACTTAGCATCGAGGAGGCGGTTCGTTTCGTCAGACGGCGGCCTGTCACCGATCGCGAGAGGCGTCAAGACTGTGTGAGGTATTTCAGGTGTGGGGATCTAGCGGCAGCCAACTACTTCGTCCTGCGCACCCCAACAAGCAGCATCGACATCCACATCAGCGTTTACGGGAACCTGGACGAGATAAAGGATCGCTGCATGCACCCGGATCGTGCGCAAATGTTCGTTGACCAGGGGGCGCACTACGCCTGGTGGTCGGCACCGGGCCGTGTCACACTAGAATCAATAGAGTACGAAAGGAGGTTGCCTGAAGATGCCTCAACTAGTTGACACATGGGTCTACACAGTCCCGGAGCAGACGCCGACTGTGATCCAGCACTTCGACGGGCTCGCCTCCATAACACTCTCGAAGCTTCCTGACGGGACAGCCAGGCTCCTTTGGGTTTTCGACGAGGACTACCCCGAACAACTAGGGCTCTTTGTTCACTTGACGGACAAAGAAGCGCAAGAAGTGTTCGAGACGCCCGCACCAGAAGGCCTTCTTGAACGGGTGCGACACACCCTTACTTACCCCGACGCCATCCTCTGGCGGTCTAATCAGCGCGTGATGTCAGCTCAGTTTATTGAGATACCACGCGAGGGTGATGAAGACGCCCTCTGGGACCACCTAGGACGGCTCGTTGAAGGCGAATTTCCGTATCAGGTGGATATGAGGCAGCCGGTATCAGCATCCCAGACGGTTGCGTCGAATCTCGCCCAGGCGGTTGCGAACACCAGGGCATACGCCCTGGTGTAGGCCAACCTCATTGATTAACTACACGACTGTAGTTCCTGGTCAGCGCCGTAATTGTCGGTGGCCTGTTCTAGCGTCTCGCACCATGATCACGAACCATTGGCATCCATGGCGAACGCTCGCTGAGCACTATCCACACATCGCTGTTTCCTGCGATCACGTCCTGCCCCGGGGAGTGGCCGGACTGATCAAGGGCAACACCATCTGGCTGTGCAAGAGCCTCACGCAGGCTGAGCGCCGCTCGACCTTGACGCATGAGTTGATCCACGTTGACCGGGGCATTGCGCCTGTCATCCACCGCGCCCGTGAAGAGCACTATGTGGACGTGCTGGCGGCACGCCGACTCATTCCGCTACCCGCTCTGCTGCGTGGGCTGCAATGGACCAACGATGATTACGAACTGGCCGAAGAGCTTTGGACCGACGTTCACACCGTGCGGGTGCGACGCCAGACCCTAACCCCGGCTGAGCGCGACTGGCTCGCTGACCGTGTTGAAGACCCGCAACGCCCATGAACACGGTTGAAGCCCTTGATATGGAACGCATTTGGTGGCCTGCATCCGGCGCCAAGGACGAAGCAATACGCGAGCGTTTCGGCCTATCGCCGGTCCGCTACTACCAGAAGTTGAATGCCATCATCGAGACGCCAGAGGCGCTGGTGATCGACGCACAGACCGTCAACCGGCTGCGACGGATAAGGGGAATGTAGATGCAGGCATTTGGGGTGTGGCTACAGGTCTTCGGGGCGGCGCTGACCGGGGCAGGCCTACTAATCGCCCTCTACCGGGTGTCCAACCGATTTGATCAGTGGCGCAACAATGTCAGGCGATCATGGCTGGCGCTGTATGGACGCCTTCTGGACAAGCCCCATATCGATAGCGCGACTGCCCCATCACCCCCTTTCCAGACACTCACCGGACATAAGCCGATCGTGTCGACTTCCGATGCGGAAAGGCTCAAATTCCTTGCAGAGGCGTTGGCCGACGACATCAAGTCACTCGCGAGACCGGACAACGATCTGGTCAAAGTGCGAGACATCGGCTGGGCGCTGGCTGGCCTCGCACTCTCAACCATCGGTCTTATTGCTGAAAACCTGCCGTTGCTTTTTTCGAGCATCTGCCAATGCACCTGATAGAGAACGGGAATAGGGGAGGAAACTATGCGAGGTAGACCGCCGCGACCCATCGGGGTTCCAGGTGGCGTTGACCTAGCCGAGGTTCGGCCCGGAGTGTGGCGGGCCAAGCTACGTGTCCGTGACGCCAGCGGTAAGCGCCGACAGATCATGCGAATGAGTCCACCGCGCACCGACTCTCGCGGGCGCCCTGTGCCAGACAGAGACGGCGTGCGCGCACGCGACGCGGTGCTGGCAGCCGCCGCCGATTTGTCGGTGTCAGTGCTCGATGCGGACCTGTCACCAGAGACCACAATCCGGGCGCTGTACTACGACCACTATCGGCCCTACCTCATTGATCAAGGGAAGGCGCCCGCGACCCTTGACCGATACGACTTTGAGGCCAAGGGATTTGACTCCGCATTCGGCCACAGGCGCCTCCTGGAGGCGCCAACCCCGGTGATGGAGAAGTTCCTGACAACGGTCGCTGACACGCGTGGCGCCGGGGCGGCGAAGTCGTCGCGAACAGTGCTGTCCGGCATGTACAACTACGCGATCCGCATGAGCAATGGCGCGATCACGGTCAACCCCCTGCGCGAAGTGAAGCTAGCGCGACGCAAGGGCGCCAAGCGTGGAGGTGCGCGCCAGCTCACCGTTGACGAGGTGCGCGACATCCTCATCGCGGTACGGACCTCGGACCTGCCATGCCCCCGAATTCTGGCCAAGGCGGAACGCGAGAAGAGCGTCGGAAGCTACACGCCACCAACGGTTGCCGAGTTCTGCGCGGACGCCGATATTGTCGACTGGATTGTGATGCTGATTGCCACTAGCCACCGCCGCAGTCAATCGCTGGCAACGACCTGGCCCGAGCTGGACCTGAAAGCCGGTGTCATGCGTCCCACTCGGAAGTTGATCCGAGTCAAAGGCAAGGGCTTGGTGCTGGTGCCCATTGAGGACGATACCAAGGGCTCTGACAATGAGATTGCGTTGCCCCAGTTCGCCATCGATGCCCTCAAGCTTCGGAAGCGGCGCCTTGCCGAGCGCCGACTAGTTGACCCGCGTCCGGTATCGGCCGACTACGAAGACTTGGTGTTCCCGTCCGAGAACTGGACGCCCCGCGACCCAAACAACGTCGCGGCCCAGTGGCGACGGGTGCGGTCAGCGCTGGGGCTGCCCGCCAGCATCACGGCCCACAGCTTCCGCAAGGCAGTAGCGACCATCCTCGATGACGCGGGGTTGTCTGCGCGCGTTGCTGCTGACGTACTTGGGCACGCCGATCCGTCCATGACTCAGCGCTTCTATATGGCGCGCGGACGGGCACACAGCGAAGCAGCGACAGCGCTGCACCAGGCCATCGCGGGTGAGTCGTAG